ATGAAGACCGGCCGTCCCTACGACATGCGCACCGCACAATGCGCACTCACGCAAACGACGAGCGAAGGCGTGAAGACCGTTGTCGGCACGGTCACGCTTCCTGAAGCGCTCAAAGACACCGAGCCAGGCGACTACCTCGCGGAGTTCGCCTTTGCGCAGTCGATTGACGGCCAGCTTGTCCCTCGCATTGTAGCGTTGCAACCCTACGCACCCAGCGCCCGAGCGGGCGACCCTACCAAGCCCGCTAAGTAATCATCCCCAACGTCTCGTCGCTTATCTACGGGCGACGCTCTGTCGTCAAATCCGGCCCCCCGCCACTTTTTCACTCCGTCTGGCTCACTCGCCTTGGAGTAACTGGGGGTTGCGATGCTTCACCAAAGATCTTCTCTGCTACTCGGTGACTTCTGTCCCGCCCGAGTTCAATCACGCACCAGTTCCAGCGCTACCCCGGCCTCACATTTACAGGTAGATGAACTCCTGCCGTGCGGACTGACTATGTCAACGGTGACAGCATGACCGCGCCGCCCTCTGGAGTCATCGAGCACACGTTCATCGTTCCCGGCGAGACATGTGTTTGCATTGCGCAGGTACGGGGCCTGTTCTCGGACGACGTTGCGCGCTTCTCCCGCACCATCGAATCGGCCCCGTTGCTTTACGAAACAGTAGAAGCGCTGGCCGGCGTTCTCGACCTGATTTGTGATGCTCAAGACGTCCCGCAGCCATCGAGTTCGAGATTTGCATGGCAGCTTCTGCACAGCATTCGGTATGGGGTTTCACGGTGAGCGCCCTACCCCACCGCATCCTCATTTGCCAGCCAACGAACTTGAGCACTCCCACCACGGCGATTGACACCCAACTGTGCCCGCCCGAAGGCGATCAGCAGTTTGCCGTGGTGAGCATTCCCCCCTCTCAGACGTCAATGACATCCCCACAGCTCGACATCCCACAGATGGCGGGTTTCTGGACATTGGCATTCGCAACCGTGATCGGACTCTGGTTCGTGAGTGCCCAGGTTGGCGCAATCGTCGGCTTCATCCGCCGTGGTTGACCAAGCGTGTCGGGCGCTCCCCGGCGTATCAACTGGAGGAAATACCCATGAAAGTAACCCTGCAACGAATCTTCTGCGCGGGAAAACACGCTGCGTGCGGTGTCGCACTGGGCACTGCGCCGTTCCTTGCGCGTGCAGAGAGTGACGTGACGGAGATGGCGAAGAGTGTCAGCTTGGATTCCACCATCGGGGCGATTCTTGCCATCGGCATCACGTTAGCGACCGTGTACGCCACATTACGCGGGGCCAAGATCGTGCTTTCCGTCCTGAAGGGAGGTTAATCCCCCGTTTTGCCGAGCGCACGAACCCATGCTTTGTGCGCTCGGCTCGTGGTCACCAACAAGCGCTTAGCCATCTCCAGGGGAGCCGACATGCCAATCCAAGATCTCTGGAATTTGACCTTCTTCGTGTGGGGAATGGTTTGCGCCTGGGCGGTAATTCAAGGCTTCCGAGGATAACGATGAAACGATCGGTCATGACTGCGCTTCTCCTCGCATTGCTCGCACAGCAGCCCGCAATGCCACAAGCACTTCCCGTCGCAAAGCTAGCAATGAATCGCGCCATCGCTGGACTTATAACGCGTGTTGCCAGGGAGAGAGGCTTTGCTGCTAACGATCCGAGAATCGCTGCGACCTTGGAGACCATTTCATCGAACAGCACCGCACTCAACGTCGTTTCCACCGGAGCCGGGTTTGGACTATCGCTCATGGGTGCGCCCGTCTGGCTGACCATATTGGCCGGTTTGGGCATCTTTGGGGCGGGTAATGCGCTACTAGCTCGTTTGGGAGACACCGAGGTCTCGATTACGGCAACCGAAGCCGGAACGCTAACGATATCAACGAGCCGTCCCCAAGGCCCTCCTCCCGTGTTGTCTGAGAATTTTCACGTGAACCTGACTCCCGGTGAGGATGAGTGGCTCGACGATCTACTTGAGCGGGGGTATCTCGCCTACCAGTTACCCAACTGCCCGGTAGGGGATAGGGAGTACATTTGCTCCTCGCTGCCGAGTCCACCTTCCGTCTCATCCGGAATGAGCCAGCAGAACTGGTGGCACGGCTACGAAGTGGTCGCAACATCCATGCATGCGTTTGTGCAACTCGTTGGCGTGCTGTTGCGAAACAACGATGGCTCGGACCCAAATCCAACAATTGTTGAGATGTTCGGTCCTGATGGCGAATTCAAAGAGTTCGGCGTCCGGTACTGGGGGCACGATTACATGAACTGTCCCGGCTCTCCAAGTTGCACTCCCTATAGTTGGATAACCGTCCCTCTGGAATCCAAATACGTTCTCACTCGCGAAGCATTTGAGCGAACTCGACGGACCACTACGTTTTCCTCGCATCCCAACCTCGATAGCGCCATTTTCGAAATTGCCGACGAAGCCTCAACCATTCCCCTCAGTGCCGAAACGCTTGCCGAGATAGTCGATCAAGTGTGGCAGCGGGCCGCATCATCTGTCGATTACCAAGGGCTCCCCTACTCCGTAACTGAGCCAGTCACGGCGCCAGAGGTGATGCCGTGGATTCGAGAGAATCCAAAGTCAACGCCGCAAATCGGCGATGTGATGGAACCTGCCACGCTTCCCGAACAAAAAGCCGTCCCTATTTCATCATCGATAAGACCTAACAAGAAGCCGGATGCGGAGACGGATCCAATCGCCCAGCCAAAGCTGGATCCAAGCGAGGTCCAAGACGTCAACGTCGTCAACCGACCAATCGTCGACATCGGTAACACGGTAAAAGCTGAAGTGGATCTGGGTGCGGCACCCGATGTAGCGGCACCCGTGCTGGAGTCAGCACCCACAGCCAAGATGATTCTTGAGCCCGTTTTGGGCCTGTTAGATGACTTCAAGAAATGGTCTGCACCGTCTCATGGCGGGGCGTGTCCGCGCGCACAACTGCAAGTCTTTGGCAGCGTGATTGCCGTCGAAGCTTATTGCGACATCGCGAACGCCATTGGCCCGGAACTTCGCCTTGCCATGCTCGCCGCATTTGCTGCGCTCGCGACTCTGATCATTCTCTCTGCTTGAGGTCATCATGCCGCTCTTTTCCATCCTAACGAGCGTACTGAACGTCGCACTCGGCTTTGTGCTGCGCTCGCTATTGGTGAAGTTCGGAACGTTCTTCGCGCTCTGGTTCATCACCACCGAATTCGTCGAGTTTCTGTTGTCGGCACGCCTTTTCCCCGAAGCCAAATCGCTTGACGACGCATTCGCCAAGATCCCTGACGGTGTCTGGTTCTGGCTAGAACTGTTTGCCGTGTCTGAAGGAATGCCGATGATCCTCAGCGCTATCGCGACTCGATTCATTATTCGCCGCTTGCCGGTAATCGGGTAATTCATGGCCATCAACGCGTACACAGGGCTAATGGGCTCGGGTAAAAGCTACGAGGTTGTGAGCAACGTCATCGTGCCCGCCGTTCTCGCAGGACGGCGTGTGGTGACCAATATCGACGGCATCTCTCCTGATGCCATTCATGACTACTGCGTCAGCATCAGAAACGCCGATCGGGACGCACTTGGAGCCATACTCCCGGTCGCGAACGCCGACGTGCTCGCTGAGCACTTCTTCCCCGACGAAACTCGACCAGACGTCGACTCAGTGGTGAAGGCAGGCGATCTGGTGGCAATCGATGAGGCATGGGAATTCTGGTCGACGTCTCACAAGATCAAACCGGAACACATGCGTTTCTTTCGAATGCACCGTCACTACGTACATGCTGAAAGCGGCTTGGCCTGCGACGTTGTGTTGATGATCCAGTCGATTACGGATCTACATCGGCAGCTGCGCTCCGTCATCGAAGTGACGTTCGTCACCAAGAAGCTCAAGGAGCTAGGGCTACGCAATCGGTATCGGATCGAGATGTTTGGCGGCGGCAAGACCATCAAATCCGCACGCCTCGGGACGTCAACGACCACGTACGACAAAGCCGTCTTCCCGCTGTACCAGTCTTACGCCGGGCAGAAGGGGCATGAGCGGGCCATCGACACTCGGCAAAACCTGTTGAAGAGCCCGAAGCTTTGGCTCACAGCAGCAGGTTTCATTGTTTGTTGGATTACAGTCGGCACCTTCCTATGGCGGTACTTCCATCCCCATACGCCGAAGAAATCGCCCCCGACGGTAGCGACTCGTCCAGGGTCGTCAACGAAGAAGCCCGAGCACGCTACCGCTGCTCAGTCACCTCGACAAGCATTTAGCTCAGATTGGCGAGTCGCCGGGCAGTATTTGATCGACGGAAAACGCTATGTCGTGGTCAGCGATTCAGCGGGTCGATTACGAGTCGAATCACCATCTGCTTTCCGCAACAATGGGATTGCGAGCATCGGTGAGATAGACGGGCAGCGCGTCACAACTTGGTCAGGCCAGAAGCCTACGTCCGGGAAAAATGGGGGCTGGAAATGAAGCTGCTCATGCCCACCGCAACCCTGCTGCTCTCGTCGTTAGCATTTGCAAACGAGCCCTACATCGTCCCTGCCCCCATCGATTACGTTGGACCGGCACTGCACGACGACGGCCCGCCCGAGTCCCGTGATATTCCTAGCCCCCCAACTTCGTCGCGGCAAAAAAACCAGTCATCCACACGAACCAACGCATTGCCCTTCCAGCCTGGCAAGTTCGATTTCCAGTTCGTCAATGTCGCGCAGCTCGTGTCCTTGCTTTATGGTGAAGCGATCAAAACGCCTTATGTCATTGCCCCAGACGTTCTTCAAGATGATCGTCTGGTGTCGCTACGTTACGAGGGCAAACCCGGCGATCTTCGAGCATTCCTGACTACGCTCCTCGAATCACTCGGGTTCGGCATCGAGCGCCGCCGAGGAGTGGATTTCGTGTTCAAGCTAGATCCGAATGGGTTGGCATCCAACTCGACCAAAGAGACGATCGTTTACCGCCCTCTCTTCCGCGATACCGCATATCTCGCAGGCCTAGTCCGTCCACTCTTCCAAGGGCATTTCACCGTGAACCGGGCAGTATCGATGCCCGCAGCCAACAGGGCCAAGGAGAATGCACCCGAGGGATCCGCAGCGGCACTGATCGACGCCCAAGGCGATACGCTGTTGTTCCAAGGCACTCGCGAGGAAATCATCGCTTTGTGTGAACTGTTGCCTCAGGTGGATACGCCGATAGGTGAAGTGTCGGTACGCGCCACGGCGTACGAGGTCTCACGCAGCAACGAGCGCGGATCGGCCTTCCAGTTGGCGCTTGATCTACTGTCGAAAGGTCTCGGACTAAGCGTCTCGATTGCTGGCGATGTGGTCGGGAACACGCTGCGCATCAAAACTAGCAACGTCGACACGATTTTCTCGGCCCTGTCGAAAGACGCCCGCTTTCACGTGATCAACAGCCCTAATCTGCGGATTCGATCAGGCGCCCGCGGACGGCTTACCGTCGGGCAGAAGGTCCCCGTGCTGAAATCAGTCTCCTATCCACGGGGAGGTGGCGAGCCGGTCCAGTCCGTCGAGTATCACTCTTCAGGCGTCATTTTCGAGCTGCGGCCGATGGTTAAGGAATCGGTAATCGATCTGCACGTCTCACAGCAGATCAGCGATTTCGTGAAGACCACAACAGGTGTCAACGCGTCCCCAACGCTCAATACGCGCGAAGTGAGTACCGAAATCACCCTCCAGAACGGGGAGGTGATCCTATTGGGTGGGCTGACGACCAACAAGTCGACCGACAACACCGCTGGCATCTCGTTCCTGCCTCGCTTTCTAGATGCGCACTCCGATACCGCGTCGAGTACCGAAATTCTTCTGGTGCTCCAGGTTGAGCGCGTAGGGGCGTCTAGCGTCGGGAGTGTCGGCGCGCCAGATACCTGCTTGAAGCGCAACAGCAAGCCAGTGCCACTGCGGGTTCCGGCCGACAAGGCCACCCCGCCGACCGAGCAGCGGGTCTCACCGCCAACGGTGATCGAAGGCGTGGCGGCCCGCGCACCTGCACTCACTGCCGAACAGTCGGGCCGTGGTGCCGCGCTGCCGCGTGCAAGTGCCTGGGGTGTAGACGTTTTGGAGGAAGCGCGATGAGCACGCCCCGCCGCCCGGAGGGCCGAGGACGGCGGGGCGCGCGAAGCGCGCCCCTATATTTATATCAATAACACTTAACGTACGCGATCAAGGAAACAGGTACCAAACCGCCCCCCGCTTTGCCAGGACAGGAACACTTTGATCGACGGTAGAAAAAAAGCCCCGACGGGGTTACCCGTCGAGGCAAGGACTACGCTCTCATACATAACCGGAGGTGGCTATGCAGGAACAGAGTTTAGAGGGCTATTCACCCTTCCGCCGTGAGTGGGTCATCAGAGGTCGCAACTTCGGGGATGGTCAAGTGGAGGTCACAGCGACCCGATTCGACCGCTACATGGGCGCTCAGGGCCTTCATCTGATGCCGCGAGCCAAACGTGGCGAATCGGAAAACTCGGAAGATAACCAATTGGTGGCGGCCAAACGGGCCAAACAACAAGTCAGATTGCGTTGTAAGGCCATCGGGGCGGATCGGATGATCACGCTGACCTACCGAGAGAACATGCAAGACAAAGACCGACTGAGGCGTCATTTCGACGCCCTGCGCCGTCGGCTCGGGAAGGTGATGGAGTTTCAGTACGTCGCAGTTGCAGAGCGCCAGAAACGCGGGGCATGGCATCTGCACATCGCGGTCAAGGGCCGACAGAACTACAGAACGTTGCGCTCGATCTGGATTTCGATCATTGGCAACAACAACGGCTATGTGCGAGTAAGCAACCCGTTCAAGCAGAAGGGTCTACGCCACAAACTCGCCTCCTACCTGAGCAAGTACATCACCAAAGACTTCGCGGAGCACGCCATCAACGAGAAGCGCTACTGGACGAGCCGTGGCGTCGAAATCCCCGAGCTCTACTCCATTACGCACCTTCTCAACGACGATCCGCTAGATGCGATCGTGATCGCATTCGAGTCGGCCAAGCTTGCTGGCGCAACATTGGACTACTGCCAAGTGTTCTGGAATCAGGAGCTAGGGTGCCTTTGGTTGGCAACTAGGGAGAATTGAAATGGGGAACAAAGTAGATTTAGATTCAACGCCGAACGACGCCGATGCGCAAGCACTGTACCTCGTGGATCAGCTAGCGAAGGCAATTGCAGAGCGTATCGCAGCCCCGTTGCCGCTTTCGATCCAGCTGTGGAACGCTAAGGCAATCGGAACTTACTTGCAACGCTCACCGGCAGTGGTTCTTGAACGAGTCGTTACGCTTTCTGATTTTCCTGCCCCAATCCGGCTACCATCCACTAGATCGAAAGCAAAAGCAGATGAGAGCCGCCCCCAACGCAATGCAACGGGGCAACCCCTTTGGAAAGCAATCGAGGTCATTCGTTGGACAGAGTCTCATCAAAACATCCGCCGCGCGCAGGCAAGGGATGCTAACAAAAAGGTGCCTCCGATTCTCACTCCCGACAAGTGATCAACGATACGAAATGCGACGAAGCCCCGCTTTGCGGGGCTCCCTTTACAATCAATCCTCGCCACCAACATCGGTCGCACTTTCAAGCCTTCGGCGGGCAAGCCACTCCAGTCGCTGCGCCTGCACGAGCAATACTCGCCTAAGTCCCTTTTGCACCTTCCGCTCGCTAATCACTTGAGCCAGTCTAGAAATTGTCTGTGTCCTGCGTGCCACGCGAACATCTGGATGTTCGCGAATCTTCTTCACCTCATCGGAAACAATAACGCCTTCGTAAGACGAGGGGATTTCGACGTCCACTGTCGGTTGCGGAGGTTCCTTCTCGTTGAGAATTGCACCGAACCTCGATGCCTCAATTGCGCGAGAGTAGATCATGTGCTCCAGCGCATCAAGATATCGCTTCGCGTTGCTGTCTGAAGCGGCCTTCCCTTCCAACGCTGGCAGAGGGTACACAACAATTTTGTGCACTTCAAACGGGTCAAGAACATTCATTGCGACAGCGTCCGTACGCTGATTCGTCAAATGACGACGGATACGCACACGTAGTGATTCTTTCGTTTGACCAACGTAGATCGGCTCACCGTCGTAATCGTAGAAAGAATAGACACCCCACTGGAAGTTTCCGATCTTCGTTTCCGCCCCGGTTAGCGGATTGACAACAGAGCGAGTTAGAAAATAATCGAGCAGCCGCCGAAGCTCACTCGTTTCGAACGGGAGATCAGAGGTAGCATCGTTAGGAATCGGAAGTTGGTCGAGTATTTCTAATTGTTCTGGCAAATCTGGCATTCACGCCCCTAGGCAACGTTCAGTTGGACCTGTGGCTGCGCACTCATGATTGGAAGCAGGACATTTTCGCTAATGTGCGCTACCACCGGCACAACCACCCCATCACCAATCAGATGGTACGCTTCGTTGTACTTAGTAGGCAACACATACTCTTCCGGCAGCCCCATTAACCGTGCCGCTTCACGAGCACTAATCAAGCGAGTGCGGACGAGCGGACCGTCAACGATCATAATTGTCTGGCGACTCGATCCACCACTGGGAGTTCGGAGACAACCTGCAATCCCGTCGAACCGGACTTCGGCACGTTGAACACCTCCGCGCGTGCGCTTGTAAATCGTCCCAACGTGAATTCGACCGGCCTGTTGTGCCGTCAGGACCTTCTGAAGATTCGTCGGTGCCATCATGCCGAGGATCTTGTCGGTCTCCTCACGACTATGCCATTTCACCCCTGACGGTTCTGAATCGATTATTTCGTCTAAAGTCTTCAATACTGACGTCGGCTCGGCCATCTTCCACCAACGCCATTTACTTCTAACCTTCTTTGGCAAAGCGTTGTAGGCACCAATCAGCTTCTCTGGACACCAGCTTGGCAGCGCACGCTTGGACACGACTTCATTAGGTACAGTGAGTCGCTCGTCGACGCAAACGATAAATACGCGCGGCCGCGATTGAGGAACAAACTGAACTGCGTCAACAACCATTGCGCCGAAGATATAGCCTTCAGCCGCGATGGATCTCGCGATTGCGTCAAAATCCTTGCCATCATGCGATGTTAGAACGCCATAAACGTTTTCGAGAACAATGGCCGACGGCTTTCTTCCCTGCCAATTCAACTCTTGAATGAGATTCCAAAAGCCCCAGAACGTCCCCGAGCGATCGCCGTTCAAACCAGCACCATTCCCCGCCAACGACAAATCTTGGCAAGGAAAAGAGGCCCATGCCAAATTGGCCTGACCCGGCAACTGATCCGCGGTCAGCTTATTAATATCTTCGACAACAAGGTGTTCACCACCCCAATTAGCCTTGTATGACCTTGCCTTCTGCTCGGAAAAATCGTTGGCAAATAGACAGGTCCAGTCATCGCCTAGGCCTGCACGAGCCATCCCGCCACCAGCAAAGAACTCGTAATAAGTGGGCATAATTCTGAGCAAACAAAAATCCAAGGAACTACAACTGACCATCGGTTGCCGTCAGGCTCGTTTATTTCTTTCTACAAACTGCTTGAGCGCCAAATCTATTCGTGTCTGCCATCCAGCACCTGATTCTCGAAAGTAAGCGAGAACTTCAGGCGAAAGCCGAATATTGATCTGCTCTTTCGGGGAACTAGCCTTGGGGCGTCCGCGCGGTCTAATCCGAAGATTCTCGATTATGTCGCCAACCATGCCCAAGGACTCTCGACCATCCGAGTCTTCCAAAATGGCATCCTCCGTAAATCGCAAAAAAATCACGCTACCAAACGATGCTGATCCGCCAGGTCGAACACCACCGCACAGGTGAAGATTTGATCGCGCACGTCAATTTTGTCACTGCGATACCCCCATGGATGTCGGGTAGCAATGTTTCCGGTGGTAATTGTACCGACATTTCCAAGTGGCCGATCTCGTTTTTTGCGGATACAAAAAATACAGATTCTTCCCATGCGAACGCCCTGCCTCGAGACCGCGCGGCAACCAACCGACGGGCCTCGCGCGTTAGCCGAGTCGCCCTGCGATCTCTGTTGCGGTAGCGTTGTAGTAAGTCATTAGTTCTGAGATGTTCCTATGGCCCGTCATTCTGGCGAGGTCCAGAGGCTGCAACTTCTTCGCTAGGCGGGTGATGGCTTCGTGGCGCGTGTCGTGGAACGTCACGTCCGGGATCTCGGCACGATCCCTCGCCTTCCGGAACAGTGCGTCGCGGCTAGACGTCGATAGAGCAAACAACGGTTCACCCTTTGGTACGCTCGGCAGCATCCTCAGCAGATCGATAGCCCTCGACGACAACGGTACGCTCCGGGCCGTCCCGTTCTTCGTCATCGGAAGCCGCGCAAACTTGCCTTTGTAATTCACTGACTGCACAGTGAGCGTCAATATCTCGCTCGAGCGCATGGCGGTTTCTATCGCAAAGAGAAATGCAACGGCGACTCGCTGCATCGGCTTTTCGACCGGCAGTCCCTCCTCGTATCCCATGCTCGCCAGCAGCGTTTCGATCTCTTCCGTGGAAATCAACCGCTCCCGCCCGGGAGGCTCCGGTGGTCGCTTCACTTCGGTCATCGGGTCTGTCACCAACCAGCCCCACTCCTTCCGAGCCACCTGAAATGCGTGCGACATCAGCGACATTTCGCGTGAAGTCGACGATCCCGATACCTCACGCATCCGAACATCTCGCCAAGCCGCCACATGGCTAGGCCGAAGCTCCGCCAGCCTGATATCAGCGAACTTCCGTCCATTGACCACTTTGCTGCCAATCAGCGGCAATCGAAGCTTCTCCCATCTAGCCCCGCGTTTCGTGGGACTCACCTTCAGCTCGTACTCTTTGAGAACGTCACCTACTGTTAGCGTCTTACTGCCACTCCCGCTAGCAATAGACCGCATTTCCGTCTCCCGCTGCGCACACCACGCCTGCGCGGCTGCCTTTGTATCAAACGTCCTGCTGTCGCGCTCGCCGTTGACCATCAACTGGGCGCGCCAGCCCTTCACCACCTTCTGAATGGATGCCATTTCGTGGGGAAATCTCGGGTAAAAATTGGGGAGGCCACCCCGATTTTAGGTGTGAACAGGTGAGATTTTGGGTGATGGGGAAGACAATCGGAATTCACGCAAAGCCCCCGCCGGGCCTTACCAGACGGTCTTTCGCGCGAATTTCAGGGAAGAAGTAGAACCTACAAAACCGATGCCAAAACGGGGAGTTGGTGCGAGGAAGGGGACTCGAACCCCAGCAAATTCCTTGTAACTCGGCCCTCTCAGCCAGCATGCTGGCAAAAAGCTGGCACTACGATGTACCGCACTCCGGTTGAACGGCGAACCCACACGCTCCGACTGCACTTCCATGTGGGTCGATTCTCGTCCACCCGATTCGTTTGATCATCAAGACATCTGTTACAAGGACACAACAGCTCAATCGGGCAATTGAAATTGGTACGCCAACCGCTTAAGTTCTACCCACGGGGATTTTTTCTGTGTCTAGAAACGTCGTCCTGGGAGCGCTTCAATGAATGCTGCGAAACGCCTAAGCAGTCCGTTCTCTGATCCCCTAAGATCGATATTTATTGCACTCTCCCTGTGTGCCTTTGGCACTGCCCACGCGGCATGTGACAACACAAATCCGGCAAGCAACACGACGGTCACGTGCACGGGAACCGGTGGCACGGTCCTAGCACAAAGCGGAAGTACCAACGTTACGGTGAATGTGACACCCGGGAGCACCGTATCCTTGGTACGCGGCACGCCGAACCTCGCGATCATTTCAGTCGACACTTCCAGCACCATCTCCAATTCCGGCAGTGTCAGCCTTTCCGGATCGTCCTCGACAGGTCGCGGAGCAGCGCTCCTCGGCCAGAACGACAGAAACACACTCATCAACACGTCGACCGGCACCATCACGACGAGCGGTGCTAACAACGACGCCATGGCCCTGAATGGCAATAATGGCTCGCTTACGAACAATGGCACCATTTCACTTTCCGGCCCCAACTCTTACGGAATGACGGCCTCCTGGGGGCAGGCTACTGCCCTCGGTCAGTTCACTACGTTCGTGAACACAGGAACAATCAGCGCATCCGGATCTAGCAGTCGTGCGATAAGCGCCACCGGTGGTCAAAGCACGATTACCAACACCGGATCGCTTATTACCACGGGGGGCACTGCATCGGGCCGCTCGTTCACCGTATACATGCAGGGCAATAACATCACGTTCACCAATAGCGGCTACGTCGAAGCACAAGGTGTCAACAGTGACGCAGTGGTAGTGAACACGGCGCAAAGCTTTACCGGGACCGTTGTCAATCAGGCCGGAGGTCAGATCATCAGCCAGCAAGGTACCGGTATTAGGTCAGTCAACGGCTTCATCTCCATCACAAATGCCGGCCTGATCCAGAGCAACGCCGGAACAGCCATCGCGATGAACCCCGCCGCACGATCGAACACCCTCACGCTGCAAACCGGGTCGCAAATCATCGGTACGGCCGACGGGGGCACCAGCGCCGTGAGTACCCTAATCCTGCAAGGTACAGGCACCGCCAGCAACCCATTCGTGAATTTTGGCACCCTGCTCGCTCAAGGTGACAATTGGACATGGAGTGGTAGCGGCAACTTCAACAACGCCCAGTTGCAGACCGGGACGTTCAACCTCACGGGCACGCTTGGCGGCGCGACGACAACGGTGGCTTCTGGCGCAACCCTTACCGGGACTGGGACGCTCACGGGCAACGTCACGAACCAGGGCATCGTTCATCCGGGGGACGGCAGCGGCAATGGCACGCTGACCATTGTCGGCAACTACACCGGGCAGAACGGCACCTTGAAAATTGACTCTGTGCTTGGCAACGACAGTTCGCGTGTTGCCCCTCTAACCGTGAGCGGAGGCACGATCAACGGCAACACATCGGTTGCCGTCAATAATCTTGGCGGGCTCGGTAACTTGACCACGGGCAACGGAATTCCGGTGGTGCAGGCCGTCGGCGGCGCAACGTCGACCGCGTCAGCCTTCGCGCTCGGCTCGTCGGTGAGTGCCGGCGCCTATACCTATTACTTGTATAAGGGTGGAACGACGGCCGACAGCACGAACAGTTGGTATCTCCGCTCGACGGTTGCTGCCCCCGTTGAGGTGACCGTTACAGATCCAGTCACCGGAGAGCCGGAGGTCGAAATTCTTACGCCCACGCCTGGCATCGGCACACCGCCGACCGCCACCTTGGAGCCGGGCGAAGATCCACTGCCCATCTATCGGATCGAGGTGCCCGTCTACTCGATGATGCCGGAGCTAGGCAGAACCGCCGGTTTTGCCCAAATGGCCACATTCCACGAACGGCAGGGTCAGCAGGGATTGCTTGACGAGCGTGGCTGGCTGACCGATGGCTGGGCTCGGGTGTGGGGACAGACCGAGCAGTTGCGTACGAAAGGTGATGTCACACCTCAGTTCGACGGCAACATTGGCGGCATTCAAATCGGGCACGACGTCTTTGCAGGTCGCAGCGAGTCAGGTCATGGCGACCACGTGGGGATTCTCGGTGGGTGGACACGCGCGTCGGGTGACGTTCAAGGTCTCGCGCTCGGCATGCCAGATACTCACGCAGGCTCCTTGGCGTTGGATATGTACAGTGCCGGCCTCTATTGGACCCACACCATGCCAGGGGGGGCGTACACGGATGCCGTAGTCCTCGCATCTTCGATGCAGTACCAAGCAAAGCCACTAAGTGGCCTCAATCGGAACGTCAACGGCAAGGGCCTGGCCGCGTCGCTGGAGACGGGGTGGCCGATTCACCTGTCGGAGACGTTGGCGCTCGAACCACAGGCACAGATCATCTGGCAAAGACAGAGCATTGACGATTTCAATGATGGAATTTCCAGCGTAGCGTTCAACAACGTCAACAGTTTGATTGCGCGTATCGGCGCGAGGCTGGAAGCGAACTACGACGGTGCGCGCGGGCTGCTCCGCCCTTACCTGCTATTCAATCTCATCCACACCTTCGGAAACGATGGTCGGGTTCTGTTTGGAGGTAATACCCCGGTGGTGACCAACTCCAATAGCACCGCCGCCCAGTTTGGCGTCGGCGTCGCCGGTCGCTTCAACAAAGCAGCGAGCGTATATGCAACGCTCGCCTACCTGACCCAGCTTGACGCAACGCGCCAGCAGTCGGTTTCCGCCACGCTCGGTCTGCGCTGGACGTGGTAAGTAACAAAGACCTGGTTCGGGCGTGTACCGCATCCGACAGTACAACTCGGGAGAGCGTACCTGCATGGGGTGCAGGTGGTCGGAGGTTCAAATCCTCTCGCCCCGACCAGAATTGAACCCGCACAGTCATTGGCTGTGCGGGTTTTTTCGTTTGGGTCAATCTGTTGATTCGTACAGCGGAATATTAGGCGATTGCCTAATATCCAATGGCAGCGCGCAGGTCAGGTAGCGGGCTTCGGCTGTGGCTCCGCGCGCATGGAAGCGGTATCGGGCAACATCACAATAGACCGCGCCGTGTCCATCGATCGAGTGCTCCAATGTTTTGGTGACGTATCTTGAGGCGAGACTCGAACCCCAGCACAATCCTTATTCGATGCGGCTTCCAGGCGATACGCTGGCACAATGCTGGCATTCGGTCAGTTTGTGTGCCGGTTCTGTACGTAATGGCGGCTGTCGGCCACTCTCGGCCATTCGACATACCTGCACGAATCGCAGACAATCGAGTGAGCAAGCTTTATTCGCGACGGAAAGCAGACTGATGGAACCTTGCAAGGTCCAATTTACGGTGGATAGCCTTTGCCACTGGGCAGGCATGGGCGATTACGTGCTGATTCCGCCTGATCGCAGCTATGAGATCACGCTGCGATATGACGGTGAGCTTCCGCACGGAGATTCATACCACGTCGCTGCCATAGCCGGGCGCCGGTTTCCCGGCTATGCATGGGGCAGCATGTTCGCAATGTCAGAATGTTCGAACTTAATTGCCTTCAGTTGGATGAGAAAGAAATTCGAAAGGCTGACGACGATTATCGACGTGAGACATTCCAGATACTTCGTTTTGCCGCGATACATCTACCATCCCCGTATCGAATGGCCGTCAATTCTAGATGCGATGTGCGAACAAGAAGAGTATGCGTTCAACGGCTCAGAGGCTTGGGCGAATTATTGACGAGTTTCAGGCTTTATCGTCGGTTCAAGCCCCCCCTCCGCGCGTCTGCCGAGTGAGCACGCGAATTGATCTTTGCGACTGACTGCTAACGAGAAAGGTGAAGGTCTTTTCAGGGTCGGAATCGGTCATCCGAGAAGACCAATTTCCCTCGGTGAAAATTCTCGCATCGGTGCACCAAGCGTGCACCGATTGAAGATATCTTATTGATCTAATTGGTTATAGGATTCTGGCCCCCGGCACGCCTACTCCATTTTTGATGCAGTTCGAAGGGATTTTTTTGAAAGGCTGAAGTCGGCCATAATGAGTCACTCGACGGGACACATGGGATCGCTCACAATTCGCCGTCGATGATACGAAGGAAGCCAATGTCCGAGAATGACTTTGATACCACCCTCGACGAACTCGTCGGCCGCTCTGTCGATAGGCTTCTCAAAGCCGATACCTTCGATCAAGCTGCGTTTGGCGCTCTGATAGATCATCTGTGGCGGAAAGCTGAAAGACTTCAGCACGAACATTGCTTGTCAAAGCAAATTCTGCGCACAATTCGGTCAGCCATCGCGGCTATAAGGAGCCGGGCGGAATATATGCAAGTCGTGCGAGGTCAGCTTCATTTGGCGAACGAATTCGAACTGATGCTCGACCGATTGATCGAAGGAGAAACGAGATCATCTAGGGTACCGGGCGTTCCTCGAGTCATTTGATCCGACCAACTGAACGTCTGCTCCTGGGAAATGTAAAGGGCCGCATTGGGTCGAAAGCAGACTGTGGACACGTTGATCACAGGTTCGATTCCTGTCGGGGGGACCAGCCACATAAAGCTTTCAGGGTTTGCCGTGACACGTTTGTGTCAAATCTGGCAAGCAATCCTACGCTTTCGGCGCGGGTGCACAGAAGAGCGACTCCGACCCCGGCAACACAATGAACGATCTTGCCTCGTCTGTGCTTCGTGAGCCTAGCCAGTCATCGTACTCGTCGGGCAGAACGATCACGACCGAACGCTTCTCGCTCCCCGGCTTGTGAAATCGCTTCATCAACGGGTGATGATCCGCGTTGAGCGTGAGCATCGTGAATGAAAGCCTGGGACCGCCGTCGCCTTCCCACTCTCGCCAAATACCAGCTATCGCGAAGGGCTCGCCGCTTGCCATGCCAATGGCCCAGCGTACCGCCTTACCCGTCTCGTAATCCGGCTCATAGAAAACCTGCGCCGGGATCAGACAAAGCTGCTGCTTTTTCCAGGCGCCGCTAAAGCTCCGCTTCTCCCCTACCGTCTCGGCACGAGCATTCATCGTGTCGAACACCTTCACGCCCTGCGGGATCTTCTCGCGCGGCACCATGCCGAACGACGCCAAGTCCGAGCGCCGCCCCTCACCGTCCCTGCGAATAATCGGTGCGAAATAGTCCTTGTAGACCTCGTCGCGCCATTCACCCCCAGGAGCAGTGACACCGTACATATCACTGAACAGCTGCCTATCAGGTACGCGGTAGTTCGTGCACATATGTTCGCTCCGACGCCTGGAGTGTCTACTTCGCCGTGTCAGTTGGCATCAACGTCCAAAGGGATTTCAAGCGTTTGCCCCTTCTTGGGCATTACCTGATCCATCATCTTCAGGAACTTGTTCCACCCCCAACCATTCGCGATAGACAATCGCTGAATTGTGAGAACTGACTGCATATGAGCTGCAAGCATAGGATCACCAACCTGCGGACTCAGCCATTGGTGAAGTTTGTTTGTTCTCGTACCCGAATCGTTCATTGGGCTCTTCTCAATCAGTGCCTTTGTCAAGCCATTCGCCATGCGGTCATAAATCAAGTCAGTTGTGTACTTCGCCACAACGCTGTATCGATTTGTTTGCATGCCCGGCCAAACCCAACCGCGAAGTTTGTAAATGTTCTCGTAGAACTCGTCCGGAAATTTCTTGACCCACACTGCAAGGTCCTTTTGGATGAGCTTTTCGAGATACGCCTGAAGCGCATCTTGGGGGCGTTCGGACTGATAGCCCGTCGCCTCATCGACAAGGGCAACGATACCCACTCGCGCAAAGGCCCGAATCAGCGTATCCGCAAACTGCGCATAGCGCTTTTCATGTTCGGTGACCAAGAGACCAAGGTCGCGACTTTGGAGCAATGCCTCGCAAAGATCCTGAAGAACCGCTGCTTCGAATCCGTCACTGGTTTCCCCTACTCGGGGACTCCCACCAGTGAATTTGATTGGCTCAGAGATGGCCAGGAGTAAACCATTGTTTTCGTAGGAGTTTACGGCCTTCATTGCCCGAATTCGGCCAACACCTTGGCCACGTCCCTTCATGCCAATTGCAGCGGTAAGGCCCCGGCCGGAAATTACGCGACGGCCGTCATCCAGCACGAAACACGGAATCTCCGTTTCACCAATCTTCAGCATGCCCTTATGCGTAGCAACGGGCGACGCAGGTGCCTTGTGTCGTGCTGCTGCGGCTTTCTTTGCAATTTCCGTTCGCTGAGAACTGGTCAACGCCTTCGCGCGGGCGTTGCCGCCGGCGCTTTTGCCATTGTTCTTCGGCGCATTCTTCGATTCGCTCGTCACCGCAAGCTCCTTGTTAGAAAGTGCTTGCATTATTTGCAGCGAGATCAAAATTTGCAAGAAGAATTTCTCTTTATGCTTGCAATAATCTTTATACAATCATTTTTTACTGTGTTTTTGTACAGTATTTTGTGATAGTTTACCTCCCCGAAAGTGCACTACAGGGGAGATCGCCATGGACATCCGCATCATCCGCGCGCGAGGCCGCGTGGATTACGCTCGCGCACTCGGTGAGGTTGATGAGGTAGACCGGCGCTTTCAGGGCGATACGACGGCCAGCTACAACCATGTTCCCGGTGAACTGTGTGCTTTGGCTATGCGGCGGCCAGAAAGCGGCCTGAGTATCAACGGCGCCCGCTGGGGTTTTGCGCCCGACAATGACATAGGTAAGCGATATGGCCCGCAGCCGTTCGCCCAGGTCGAGACGGCCATGGACAAGCCGTATTTCAGCGAGGCGTGGCTGCACCATCGGTATCTGGTGTGCGCTTGCGGCTGGACGATCGTTCGCAACAGAGGGACAGAAAGGGAAGCATGGCACGTCCGGCCGCGCGATGGCGAGCCAGTGTTCCTGCTCGCACTGGGTGCGCCGGTTCACTGGTCTGCCGTCGACGGCTTTTCAGTGCTCGTCGCACCAGCCCCCGGCAAACTGGCAGAGCTTGCGCCGCGGGTACCGGTCACGATGCCCGGCTCACTTGCGCGGTTCTGGATGGACCCGGGGCTAACGCCGCACGAGCGAACCACGCTCGCCAGCCGGACAATGATGGGGAATGCGTTCGAATGGTCGCGGGTCACGCAGCATGCGATGAACCCGGATATGGACGGCCCCGCCCTACTGCTGCGGGCACCGAAGATGGGCGAGCGCGTACATGGGTACAACGCTGACGAGTGGTGGGAAAAGCCGAAGGGAAAGCGATAACCGCTCACGTGTGAGCGCAAAAGCAACTTTGTGCGCGCCTGGTGAGCGAATGCGGCAGGTTTCGATCGACGACCATAGAGGCCAGCACTTAGGACCGACCGGCCTCACGCGCCTCAATAGCCGCTATCGCGTAACGAGCCGAAAGCTTCACGTCACGTTTTCTGGACTTTAGGTTTTTCTCAAGCGAAGGGATAGACTTACGCGTGCCAATTTTGTTGAGAGTGGAGTGGCAACAGGCTGCATCATAGGGATCTAATGTGGTCGCCAGAATATCAAGCAACCTATCTTCCACCTCGGCCCTGTGACAGCCCGCTAGCGAGCCTATTGCAGAACGCCTTACGAGCCAACGAGCATCATTGAGGTGCTGAAACAGTGGCGTTACGTCGACGCTTTCAGGCTTCGGAATATCAGCGAGTCGGTCAAGTATGCCCGCCAGTGCGTACTTATCATGCTCTTTGGATGAATATTCAATGAGGAGAGATGCACACTTTTCACTTGAACAGTTCTTTCCGATCTTGCCGATAATGAAGTAGGCAGCAGAGCGCTGTTCCTTTCTAGGCTTCTGAGCCAGATATGCATCGATCTCTACAACTAGCGATTCGTCGTCGAGTTTTTCCGCTTCGCGAAGAGCGTGCCAAGAGATTGAATCGTCCGAGTTGACCAACGGCTCACGCACTGCAATCCGTTGGATTAGATCAACGAGTTCCTGCCGCATCACCATACCCCGCAAGGACGTAGTTGAAATTAGAACAGTCGGCCAGATGAACTGGTGTCTGACTCTATAAGCCAAATTGTCATCCAACAAGGCCCCGGTGTCGATGGTCTGCTCTTTTCTCACTACATCGCCGACACTAGGTGATGCCGACGAATAGCTGCATATGTGATAACTCTGTTTTACTCATTATGCAGTTATCGCACGCCCCTCTCGCAATCAAATCAATCCCGCTTCGTCACCGATCGAAGTAGCGCCTGCTGACGATCTCGACACTCTCCCCCTTGGCGCTGAAGATCGAGCGCAAATTGCCGAAGGTCAGCGAGCGTCGGACCCGACGGCTGTTCGAGCACCGGCGGGCATGGCTGTGCCATTGGCAATGGCCGCGTTGTCACGGTAGAGGCGCATCCAGTCGTCACCAGTGCGGCAATCAACAATATCAGGCGTCGCATTCTTGGCGGCCTCCACAGTCTTCGTAATGGTTCGGTACTGGACTTCTTTCTTGTCCTTGGCTTCGAGGTACATGCCGAAGGCAGCCTCGGCATTCTCTTGCCACGCTTGCACCTCTTTGGCCTGCTCAGCCCTCTGGTCGTCAATCCCGGTCGACCGTCCTTTGAGATAGCCAGCACTGCACGCAAGCGCGATCGCTAGAATAAAAGCCCCCCACAGACGCGGGTCGATCCAACTCACAGGGCACCTCCAGCTTTCACGTACTGCTGAATCAGCGGCTCGATCGCGTGTTCGACCTGACCATATCCAGCACCAGGCAGACTCGCCCAGATGTTTCGGCACTTGGATATCGCCACTTCGATCTGTCCGGCTTTGATGTCCGGCAGCGCGCCACGCTCGCGGATCTGTTGAATAGCAATCTTGTCCTGGCTGATCGGCGAGAAGTCGGGCAACCCCAGCTGCTTCTTGTACACGTCGAAGTACCGCGAGAGCAGTTGGTACCGGCCCGCGGCCGTCGACCAGACATTGAAGCGTTTGATCCACACTGATTTTCGCGGGTGGTCGGCGTAGCTCGGGAATAATCCGCCGCCGACCAAAACGTTGTACCCATCATCCGAGCCTGCGATGCGCGAGGTGAATTCCGACCATGCGAGCATGTCGAGGAAAGCGCAGACGTTTTGGCCGCCTGCCGTTGTTGGGTCAATACGTGTCATCCCGCCCTCCCTTGTTATGCCAGTAGACCTTGCGAACCATCATCCAAATACCAACCACAGCCATGCCCACCAGCATCAAGATTTCGGGGCCATCGATCGCTTCGCGCATCCAGATGGGCTTGGAAAGATTGATGGCCGCGGAAAGGCCGATCATGGCAAAGCCAAACGTGCCCCAAAAGCCTGTCGGAAGAGCGTCACTGAGTGAGATCCAAATACTGGCGGCGAGAACGATGATGTTTGCCGCGATAAACAAACAAACCAAAAGCGTGATCATTTCTCCAGCCCTCCGAAAAATCGCCGCTTGAGAGCCCCGATAAAGTCGGCATCGTTGATTTCCTTGAACACTTCTTTCGCTACCGCGAGGCCGAACAACCCCAACAGAAAGCCAAGCGCTTGCTGCGCGCCGGCATCCGTGATCGCGAAATACACCACCACCAATGGGCTGATGTAGTACGACATCGCCGCGCCGGCCGCGAACGACATCGCCTTTTGCTTTCGTGTCAGCCCTTCACCGATGAACCGAAGTGCAATCAGCGAGCCCACGGCCCCCGGTAGCACCTTCACCACCACAGCCAAAGCGGCCGCTGCTGCGCTCGATGTGGGTTCTGCCATTGATTTGTCCTTTGGGCGCCCCCGCGCCCTGCCCCGGAAATGAAAAAGCCACCCGAAGGTGGCTGGCGATCACAGATTGCTCACGTCGATCAGAATGCCCCCGTAGTCGAGCGCAGACTGGTAGTCATATTGGAAATTTGGAGGGTTTGGTGAACTCGGCCCGAAACGCCAATTGAAGGTGGAGAACGTCGCCACACCGTTGCCGGTCATCCATCCACCAAAGCCGATGTTTCCTCGCCATGCCCCCGAGAGCACGCTACCGTTGAATTGCGTCGAAGGCGTACGAATCGCCCCAACCCCGATGCGGCCACCACCAGGCGAGAACGTCGCCGAGAAGCTCGTCGCTGCCGCATAGTTGTACTGGCCGTAATCCGGCCCTGCTCCGATCACGTTGCCTGCTACCACCTGGCGAATCAGCGGGTACTTCATGTTCGAACTGGCTACTGGGCGGCCGGTGCCACCCGGTTGCCCAACACCGTCATAGACAATCATGCCCCACCCGGAACCCGCAACTACCACGTTTGAAGAGAACACGTAGTACGTTACCGAAACGGCTGCCAAGGCCATCAGTCGTGTTTGCCACATGTTCGGGCCGACGCTGGCCGTCGAGATGACTACAACAGGAATTCCGCTCGTGTTCTCCATTACAAACAGGGGGTCGGGCGCTGTGTAGCTCACGTCGGCAACGTAACATGTGCCGTAAACATTTCCCGCGCCGGAGCCGCCTAGAAACAAAGACTGCTCTGAGAGCGTTACCGCCCCCTTCAATGCCAGCGAGTAGTTCGCATACGTGCCGTCGATCTGCAATATGCCGCCATCGTTCTCAGCGACAAATCCGTATTCCACTAGCGAACCCCATAAGTAATGTAGCCAGCCATCGTGACCTGATTTCCCTGCGGCTCCGGGTAGTACCACGAGAGCGTTTTGCCCGAGATCGAGATGCGCGGAAATCGGCGAAATGATCTGACGTCGTAGAAGAGCTGCTGTAGGTGAAACGAAGCGAACGCTTCACCCGAGGCTAGCGCGTCATGTTGAAGGCTTCCCGAGGTTCCATTAACGTATACCGATCCGAGGACTCGACCTACCCGCGAAGAAAGCCGCAACACCGGTTCGCCGTTCGGGCCATTCAGTTCCAGCCCAGCCAACTCCAGTCCCGCCAACATCAGAGTTTCCCCAACTTCACACGTAGGACGCCGTTCTCGTCGTACACGTACAGGCCATTCGGCGAGAGCACCACCCGGCCACCGCCATTGACGCCATTCATATACAGGCTGCCGCCCTTATCTAACCGCCACCCTGACACCCCCTCTTGGTAGTTGTTTGACTGGATGTAGTCGCCAATCATGGCGTTGGTGATCCGACCGGTGCCAATAATCGCCTGGCTAATGAACGTCTGGCCGTTCTCGATCACGAACGGGGTACTCACCGTTCCGTTGATCAGATTGATGAATCCGAAGCGATCGGCTGTGAAGAGGATCTGGCTTTGAATGGGGCCGTTGTCGTTACTTACACCGATACCGATGCCAGCGCCGTAATAAAGTCCCCCCGCCGTCACGCCAACTTTCATTTGGAACGAAGCCGAGACCTTGCCGTCGAGCGCGACGAGCGCCTGAGCCGTTGTTTGAACCTGTGCAGACGTGGTGTCGAGCGTCGCCTGCACGTTGTCGACGCGAATTCCAAGCGCCATGTCCGCCGTCGCTCGCGCCGACTGCTCAGACCACACGCCCGCAAAAGCAGTCGTCGCACCAGCGTAATCTCCGGTCGATCCGGCCATCGGTGGATTCAGTTGCGCGTACACCCCATCGATGCGGGTTGCCATCGCGGAATCAGCGTCGGCGCGCGCTGTTGCCTCTGCTGTAACGGCCGCGGTGTTGCCAGCCACGCCCGCCACAACGGTATCGATGCGTTGGCCGAGCGCAGTATCGCCGTTGGCTCGTGCCGTTGCCTCTTGCTGAATAGCCGCAGCGTTGCCACCCACACCCGCAGTGACGGTGTCAATCCGCTGCCCTAGCGACGCATCCGCTTCTTGCCGCGCCGACTGCTCACTGCTCACCGCGGCCTGCCGTGCTTCAGCCTCTTCGAGAACCCGTTGATTGACCGATCCCGCTACGCCCGGCGGTGCATCGATAAGGTCGATGCGGCTGGCCAAATCCTGCGCAAGCTGTGTGGAACCGATCTTGCCGGCAAGGTAGTCGAGGATCTCACCAGCATCATCACTCGACTGCCCTTGAACACCGGCGCCAGTCGGATAAAACTCACCGATATTCCCGCTCTTGTCGACGAGACGCGCCCAAAAAAATAGCCGCACTCCGGCGGCCATTCCCATGATCGTGTTGGTGTTCTGTGGATATGCAAAATCCGCCAACTTGATCGCATCAGCTCGGTCGCTTGTCTGACTACACCAAACCTCGGTGCGCTCGACATCAAGCGCTCCCGTAGGAAATCCCCAATCTTGGCGAATACCAAAGACGATGCCAGTTGTGACAAACCTGGTGACGGTAGGTGGAGGAGTCGTCTTTCCGGAGAGCTCCGTGGCCACCGAGTAAGCTGGGATCGACGGCGTATCGAGGGCGCTAATGGCCGTGACGCGGGAAACATACGTGCCCGCAAACAACCCCGGAATTTCAATGCTTTGTGATCCGGTGCGCCCAGCCTTCACCCACTCGCTGTTATCGCGCCGCCATTCAACGTCGTAGGCGACTGCCTTGTCAGCTGTTGTCCACTTAATGACGCCTGTGGTCGTCGCGAATCCTTGCGAGATGACCGAATAGGAATCCCACATTACGCCAGATGGCGGGGCTTGCACTGACGGTGGGATGACGCTGATTGGTCGCTGCTGCAAGCGCGTGCCACTGTCGATCGCGTCGTACTTATCGGGGTTGTGCTGAAGCGCAGTAATCGACCAAGTAAGACCATCACCTTGCGAAATGCTGAGCACGCGGAAAAGCTGCGATTTGAGGTTGGCGCTCTCAACAGTCCATACCGACTCAGCGCGAACAGCCTCCGTCCAATTAGCAGAAACCGTTACCGCGTTCCCGCTGACAGACTGCACTGTGCGTGTCTGCCGCGTACCGCTGGGAAGAATTACCGTCAGCGAATCACCATGGGTGATCTGATCCGCTTTGTCGAGCACCACCGTCACCCCAATCGCCGACGCGACACGACCACCTATACGGCGCCCAGCACGGGAGGCATCAGCAACGCTGATCACGCTGCCCGGCGATACCATCGCCTCTTCCAAGCCGACCGAAAACGAAATCGTTTCCGTTTCAATACGGCTAGTCAGCAGGGTCCAGTGCCCCACGCGCTGCGCCTGCCCCTGACTCGTGCAGCCAAACGCCGTAGTTTCGGTTTGCTGAATCCCATAACGGGCAATGCCGTCCTGATCCTCAACGTACTCGACCTTTGCCTTATAGAAGTCGGCAGGATCATTCCACGAGACGAGGGCAACCGTCTTGCGAGCCTTCCAACTGCTACCCGCATACTTAAACGTCCCGTCGATTACATTCGCATTCGTGAAACTGTAGACAGGATCGCTAGGCATGTCGGCCACGGCAATCACGTTGCCATTAGACCAGTACGCCATACCCCGAAAGACCGACGCGATATCCTGCAAAATTTTGTAGGCATCGGTGCGCGACTGAACGTAGCTATTGCAGGTAAATCGAGGCTCTTGCCCACCCTTTCCGTCATCGACAAGTTCGTCGCAGTACTGGGCAATCAGGTACAACGACCATTTGTCGACCTGTGCGGGCGTAACGCGATGCCCGAGGCCAAAGCGTTCGTTTAAGACATAGTCGTAGAAAACCCATGCAGGGTTATCTGTCCATGCCGACTTAAATGAGCCGTCCCACGTTCCAGCATACGTGCGCGTCTGGGGGTCATAATTTGATGGGACTCGCGCGAGTCGCATCCGCATATCAGCCGATATCGTCGGAATTCGATTGAACTGACGGGCGTCAACCTGAACCCCCAAAAGCGCTGTGGTCGGGTACCTAAGCTTTGCATCGATAATCTCGGTGAAGCTCTCAACGGTGGTCGTATCGTTAACCGTGCTGCTGTTCGCATTTGGAGTGATGCGCCGAACTCGAATTACCCACCCGGAAACCGCGTGGGGCAAGTTGATTCGATGATTACGCTGATATTTCGAAGTGGTCTTTCCATCGAAAGCCGTTGCGGCGATCGGCTCAAACGAGCCGCCGTCCGTCGAAAGCTCCACCACATACTCGATTCGATAGCCGGTGATATCGCCGTTGCTAGTGTTTGCCTGGGAAAGGGCAGGCACCGCGAGCGTGACCCGTACCGCAGAAAGCTGCAAATTGGTAAAGCTGCGAGCCCACGGTATTGCCGAGGTAAGAGCGGCTCCAACAGACGTCTCGTTCTCGACCTCAGGGAAACCTTCGATGTACGGTTGATCCTGTGTTCCCGGGCGGAAATCGACGGTGACGTTTTGGAAGTTAGATGACCCATCCGGATTGAGAATTGGCGTGCCGTCGATGAATACACTTTGCATGCCATTTACTAAGCCACCGAACTCCCCTTCTCCGAGCGCAATCAGAATTCTTGCGTACGAGATGTTGTGGAGACTGTCGGGGCTCTCCACGGGAGAGCGATTTTCTCCGCCACTTTTGCCTCCGCCGCCGTAACCGATGATGTGTTTCATGGGCTCCACAAATGCAAAACCCCGCACAAGGCGGGGTTATTGGGTACTGCTGTTGATTCGGCAATTACATTTGGTCTTCGGCGTAGATTCCCGCAGAAATGACTGGGCCACCGATGATCATTCGACCGTGGCCCGTAGGAACAGGATTGCCCTGCGCCTGGGTGTTCACTGGTCCGTTGAAGTTGTAGCTTGCGCCGTTGTCCGGACTGTCCTTCGCCGACAAGCCAGATTGTTGAGGCGATAAGAGTTGGACGACGCCCCCAAGTGCTAAGGAAGCTCCTGTCATCCCAAGAAAAGTAGATGCACCAGACCATGCGACTGCGTTCAAACCGGGGATGAAAGACGCGGCAATGAGCGCCGCCCCAAGCACTACCTGGAGCAAACCCCCACGCTTCGAACCTCGCAGCACCGGCGCAATGCGAATGTCGTCTTTACCTGGAGGAAAGGACAATTCGCTTTGACTGATATTCCGCTTGCCAATGAACAGCGCGTACGCCACACCGTTCCGACGGCTGTCGATCAGCTCCTTCTCAAAGCCCTTGAACTGCACACACATCGCTCGGATCGCCTCGGCCGCGTTTGATACGACAAACCTATGCACTCGTCCAAATCGCGCTCCTAAGCTTCCATAAAGGCGGATCGTCCTTAAGCGTTCATTCATAGCGGCAGACATAAAAAAACCCCGCCTAAGCGGGGTTAGTCATCAAAAAATGGCCCTTACACACACGCCTTCACGCCTCTTAGCATCTTTTCATTGCCAAACCAGGAGCGGCTGAAGAAAGACACCTTCGATCCATTTGAGTCCGGGGTTGCCTCAAAAACGGCGTAATAGTAGCCGGGGTCCCCGACCGCGATCTCAACACCATCTCCAAGTGGTGAATACCGGAAGTCGACATCATTTGAGCGCCACTGTGACGCGACGCAACCGCCTACGTTCGCCGGCTTCTTACTGGATGCCGCCGTGAAATCCGGCGCTCTCTGCTTGACGTCCTGAATGCTCGTGCATCCGCCGAATACCAAAACAGACAGCGCGCCGATAGACATAGCCACACGCATTTCGGCTCCCTAACTGGTCAAAAGCCGAATATTACCCGAACAGGTCCTTGTGCCTTAGAACGCAACGTGTGATCTCGCGCCAGTAGCCACCGTACACTTCACGGGTCGACAGGCGCCCGTGCATATGATGCAGCATCAGGCCGTCGCCAAGATAGACGGCCGCGTGATTGGGCACAGTTGAGCGACGCTGCATCAGGATCACGTCGCCCTCTTTCGCAGGCTCGTCCTGATTCAGATGGACGAAACCGGCTTTCGGGTACCCCTCCATGTAGAGGTTTTCGCCCTGTGCCCACCAATCGTCGCGCCGCTCGAAATCCGGTAACTCAATTTTCAATTCGCGGGCGTAAAAATCACGAACTAGTGACCAGCAGTCGAGTACCCCGTGTGCGAATGATCGCCCAACTAGCGGGGCTTGAAACCCGCTTGGCTCCATCGTGCGGAAGTCATCCGCCGGCCACGAAAGAATGTGCCACGGCAGGCCAGTCGCCTCGCAACTCACCAGATCGGCTTCGCTCGGCGTTGCCGGTGCGTCGGGATGTGAGTGCACTACGGCAACCACGTCCCCCACGTCTTCGGCCGCCGCGTAATCCTCCGGTGACATGACGAAATGTTCAGTTCCCTGCGCGAGATTCCGGCAACGCATGTACCGCTCGCGCCCCCTTCGAACTACGATGAGGCCGCAGGCTTCACGGGGATACTCCGCTTCCGCGTGTTCGCGGATAGCCTTAAGCGTTAGTTCTTTCATCAGCTCGTACGGACCAGGTCGGCCGCCGGGAAGCCGCCGTAGGGCAACTCGTTGTTCTCGCCGAAGCGACATTTGCACGACGAAACGCGGCCGCCGCACCGATCGCGCGTTGGATCGGCCACGGGGTTGTCGTCCTTGTCGAAATAGGCCGTGCCGGTGTAGCCGCAGTGGGGCCCGCGATAGCCACCGATCGTCAGCCAGATACAAACATTGGCGATGATCTGGCGGCGCGGCAACTGCTCGCCGTTGAAATCGAGCGCGCTTGCCAGTTCGAAGGTCACTGCCTCGTTTGTCTCTTCCGTCTTCTGGTTGATGTACCAAAGCTCGGGCGGGAACTGCTCGTCGGGGTCCGCCGTCGGATTGCCCTCAGGGAAATTGCGGGCGTCGAGGTACTGGCCCAATGTCCGCAGGCGCGAAACCTTCGCACCGACCATGTCGTCCAGATACAGGCACAAAGCGGTGATTGAGCCGTCCACGTTGCCTACTGACAAAGTCGGTGTCGGCTGTTGGCTATCGCCGCTGCGAGCGAAACCCTCGACCTCAATCGGCCAAGGTAAGTACTCGTTTCCCTGCCACCAGATTGAACCAGCCTGCATGTATCCGTGGAATCGCAGAACGTCGCCTGACTGGGCTGTCGCGTCCAATTCAAACATCTCGATCAGCGCACCAGGCTCAAGCGTCTGAATATCGGAATAAATGCTCATTCGCCGGTCTCATGACCCGCTTGGCCTTCACTCGGCATCATCCGCTCAAGTGCCTCAATTCGCCCGACCAGGCTTCCAATCGTTTTTTCCGCCGCCTCAAGACGCCGAACCGTGGCCTGCAAGCCGACAGTCGTGTAAACGACTAGTCCGACGTAGTTCATTCGCTGATACCGAGCCACGGGCTTGCCATCGATGTCTGGAGCGGCCTCTACTGCGTCCTTGGTTCCCTGCACGAGCAGCGGAAATGCCTCACTCACTTCATGAGCTAACCCACCAGGCAAGCGCCCACCGTCCGGGTCAAAAATGGACGTGTATTCGACGCCTCTGAAGCGCATGACCCGCTCAAGGACGTCGTCAGGATCCAACTCGATCACGTCCGTCTTCAGCCGATAGTCCGAGCCTTGACTCAATGTACCCAGGATCGAAAGCGATCCTGTGGGCGTAAGGTACATTCGTGCCGCACCACTGGCGCTCCCTCCGCCGTCGGTTCTGGCCCAATACAGATTGCCAGCAGGATCCATAAAGTTACCCAGGGCTGTCGACCCGGGAATATGAAACTCCAGCATCGGGCCACTGGATGATTTGATCTGCCAGCGAGGGTTGATCGCGTTGTCGAGAGCTCCGCTACCCATCACGACTTTATCGACGCCGCCACCAGGATTCGCGGGCATCTTGCCCGCGACGGCGGTATCGACGGCAGTGAACTTCTCGGATATGTCCGTCGAGTTCTGATTAGTCTTTGCGAACGCAGAACGAACGGTATCGCCGTCTCCCCCCGTAGGAGTGGAGCCGAGATTGATTTGCTGGAGGTTCATTTTCGGTTTTTTTCGTCGATATGAAGAAACGGGACGGCCTAGATCACGGCGCGAACGTCTGGTCGAACGTCGCCGAGATCGTATAAATGTCCCCGTCCTTCACTGGCCCGGAGTACTTCTCGCAGACGAAAAGCGCCTGCTCCCGTAAGGGGGGCTTCCAGAAAAACGACTTGCTGCCTGCGTGGGCGTCGAGGAAAGCCAGAATCGCCGAAATCTTCGACTCCGTCCCGACGAAAGTTAGTTGGTAGCTTGACGCTCTATTGTTCAGCCCGTTATTGGCCCGCTGCTCATAGCCGTCACCAAACTTAGCTTTGAGCACTGAAAAGGTGGTATCGCCGGACGAATTCGTGCGAGGGGACCAGATGAACGTATCGGTCATGCCAGCCGCCCGTATTTCATCTGCGACGCATAACCACCCTGCCCCCGCATCTTCTTGTCCATGCGCTCATCGATCCAACCCTGGACTGCTCGCTTCAGATCTCGCGCGTCCGTACTGTCAAAGCCCCCTGGACCACCACCGGTTGCCTGCACGTTCAGATCCACGTTCGTGTAGTTCTGCACCTGTGTGCCGCTTCCCACGTCGATCGACGCACGAACCCCCAATGAGCCATCAGCCCCGCGCTTGAGCGGCATGATTGCTTCCTCCCCGGCTTCGCCGAAGAGGGCCATGGGTGCGAGGGTGGGTTGATTGACTACCTGATTGGTGAATGTGCCGCCCTTGGCAAAGGCGTGCACGACGGAGCCGCTTGCAAACACGTTGCCCTTCGCACTGGGCATCGTGAACATGCCGGTACCACCTAAGCCCGACGAGAACGAACCGCTATACGATCCAGCCAGCCCTGCGTTGACACTGCTCGACGAATACCCACCGCCAAACATGCTGCCCAAGTAGCCAGTCAACGCGCCAAATACTGGTGATGCCGCCGCGCGAATCGACATTTTTATCAGCTCTTGCGCGAACGCCGAACCGATATCCGCGATGCGCATCTTGGTGCCAGTGGCCCACTTGGCAGCGGCGTCCGTCAACCCTTCGTAGACATTCGAAAAGCTAGTGCCGACCTGGTCCGCGACGTTGAGCGCCTTGTCGTTGAAGTTCTCCCAAGCGCGCCGGGCACCGTTGAGCCAGTTCCCTTGTGCGGCGCGAATACGGTCGGTGGCGTCATACTCCATCGCCACTCGTTTATCGTAGAAGTCTTGTAAAGCCTTCAACTCCGCGTCGTACTGACTCGGGTCGATGCGATTCTCGATACGCGAGCGCGTCAGGTCCGATAGCTTCTGGTCGTATTCCTTAGCCGCAGCGGTAAGTCGCGAGAACTGGTCGCGAGCCGTATCGCCCATGCCGATCGAATCGACGCTTTGCGTGATCGCGTCGCGCCGCGTTTGCAGGGACTTGTCGAGCGACGTCACGTAAGCCTGAAGGTCCCGGGCTTGCTTCTGCTGAAGGGCAGCGGAATCGTCCGCAAACTTACGGTCGTTCTCGGCGAGCTTTTGCCGAATCTGAGTCTCTTCGCCCGCGTACTTTTGGTATGCCGCGAGTTGCTTCTTGCCCTTCGCCAGCTCTTCCTGCTGCTGAACAATGCCCAACTGCTTCGTCAGCGACTGCTGCCGAGCGTCGTGTTCCAGTTGCAATTGGTCCTGCAACGACACCAGTCCCTGCTCTCGAAGACTCTTGATGTGCGTGAGATTCGACTTCAGCGAATCCTCTTCGGCCTTGTACTGCTGCTGCAAGGCTTCGAGGCGTGCGTTTAGCGCGTTCTGCGCGTCCGATTCGCCTTTCTTGTCCGTGTATTGCTCGATGATCCCCTTCCGGGTCGCAGCAAGCGCTTTAGGATCAAGCTCGGGGCTGTTCGGGTTCGCCGTCCGAAGGTCAGAAATATGACGGTCAAACTGATCGAGAGCGTTCTGGCGCGCGTAGCCCTTGTCGTATTGCAGCCGCTGCTTGTGCAAGGCGTCAGTCGCGGCAATGCCTGCCTGAGCCTCGCGCGCGCGGCGTGCATTGCCTTCGGCAAGGCGCTGTTCTTCGATGTTGAGCGATTGGAGCGAAGCGATTTGCTTGTCGATGCTGGCGATGCGCTCTCGCGCCATCTCGCCACCGCCACCCGAACGCTTTGCCATCGACTCAAGATCGCGCCGCTCGTTGAGAAGGGTATCGATCTTGTCGGTGTTCGTGGGGCCGGTGCTGAAACCCTGCTTCAGCTGCGCCCAGGTCTTTGAAATCTCGAGACGAAAATCCCGCCACGCTTTTGCTGCGGTGCCGAGCTTGTCGGTGGCATCCGTTACAAGTTGCCGATGGAGTGCTTCGGAGACGACGCGAACCGCGTCGGACACCTTGCCCGCCTCTTCAAGGGATCGGACGTACTCATACGTCGCCGTATCCATGAAGTGCATACTGCGATTGTGCTCGGCAGCCCACTTCGCAACGCCATCGGGCATCTTGGCGTAATCGGCCACAATATCTTCGAGCTTCGCGCCGGTCAGGTCGGACAGCTTGACGACGTCCTCCCCCAGCGTCTGCAAGCTCTGTCCGGTGAACTTGCCGGTGTAGATCAGCTCTTGGAGAGCGTCATGCGCCGCGCCGATCCCGGACTTGGTGCCCTGCGCGATACCTAGCGTCATCGCGTTGAAGGCGTCGCGAGTCACACCTGCGGCATTTCCGGTCAGTTGCAGAGACTTTGCAAATGCCTCCGCCTCGTTCTTTCCCTGATACGCCGCAAGCGCAAATGCGCCGATGAAAGCGCCGACGAGCCCGACCGTGACGCCGGTCGCGGACATAATGGCTCCCAACGCATCCGTGCGCTCACCGAGTACGAGAAGCGATCCACCGAAGTTCTTCCAGGCACCAGTAGAGGCTTCGTGTGCCAGCACCATCATTTCTTTTCGCGCCGCGGCCGACGCGAAATTCATTTCATGCGCCCCGTTCTCGGCCTTCTTCATGGCCGCGATCATTGGCGCCGCCGAATCCGCGACACCGAGCTGGGCCGCGCGCATCTCCATCCATGCAGCCTTGCCTTGCGAGACGGTCACGGACTGGCGTTCGAGCGACGCCATGAAGCTGCGAATCGACGATTCGCTAGCCCTAGCCCCTGACGTTGCCGCGTCCGACATGCCCTTAAACGCCGCGCTCGTCTTTGCGCCGGACGCCGTGGCCGTGGCCTCAAGCTGCTTTACCGACTGAGCGCCTTCGGCCATGCCAGCCTTAAGGCCCGTGGTATTCGCCTCGACGGCGATTACGGCCTTTCCGATCAGGTCACTCATTGCGATGTCATTGAAAAAGCCCGCGTACAGCGGGCGTTAATGGGATTTGGGCGAGATACCGAAAATCGCGGCGCGGATGAGGTCCGATTGCGCCTTTGGATCGGCAAGCTGAACCGGCTCGTCTGGTGACGTGTCTGGTGACTCAGTCCACGGCAAGAAGTCGAGAAGGCCGTAAGGCTCGGGCCGCTGTTTTCGATCCCGATTTATGTTCGCCAGCATTGACACCACCGCACCGGTCCGCAGATCCTCAACAGGGCTGCCGAAATTCTCGATGCTGGCGTACGCCAACCACTCGGCAAACTCAGCGGAATCAATCTCCCGCTGAGCCTGCCGAACGCTCATTCCGAGGTGGAGGGCGAGGCGGAACCAGAATCGCCGCTCGGGGCGGCTACGGAGTTTTTTTCCGCGCTCTCCTGAGCGGCCCGACCGATGCCATTCAATAGCGCGGCCTCATTGGCGAGCATGTCGAGAATGTCTTTTTTCTTGTCGCGCAGCGCTTCGACGTCTTCCACCGTGAAAACCTGCTTGCCGTCGAGACCAACGATCGTCGCCGCGAGGAGGTTCGCTTCGAACTCCCCGAGACTGCCCGTGCCGCGCTCACGCGAAGAGTGAAATGCGTCGCGCTCAGCGCCAGACATAACCGCAAGTCGAACGGCACCGCCCCACTGGGGCACCGATACGTCCTTGGTCTTGCGGTCGTCCGCCGTCAGAATCTGCTCTTTTGAAAGTACGTTCACGGAGCCTCCGTCCACGTCACGTCACCGCTGATACGCGTGTTGACCGTACCGGTGAGCACCGCGTCGACACCGCCTTGAAGCGGCGTGCTCTTTACCAGGCCATTCCACGTCGCAACTTGACCGTCCGGCAGCGTGAGCTTGAACAGATGCATTGCACTGCTGGCCCGCGCAGCTTCGAGCACAATTTGGCCGGGATCCGTGCGGTTGATGTTCAGATCGAAGTTGAAATTGCCGTTGTCACGCAGGCCGAGCAGGTATTCCTTCGACGTGCTGTCCAAGTCGGTCGTGTCGATTTCCGACGACTGGCCGTCAAAGCCAGTGAACGACTTGAAGCCTTTGATGCGCGTGTACGTCGGCGTGGCGCCCAGAGGCGCGATTTCGAGCTTGCTGCCCTGAGCCGAGATTGCCGGGGATGGCATAGCTGTTCTCCTGATGTATCAAGGGGTGAACCAAAAAGAAATATCGAGGCGCTCGCCGTACCAGTTGGTATCGGACTCATGCAACCCCACGGGTGCGCCAATGGACACACCCTTCAGTTCGTCGTCGCAGACGGTCGTCATCACCTGCCGCATGACCGTCGCCGCTTCCTTCGCGGTCTCCGCCCACACAACGAACTGCACGCGCGCGTTCATGCGCTCGGCAAGACCTTCTAGTGAGCTCGCGTCCTGCCCGCCAACTTTTTGAAAAACTGCAAATGGGCGTGCCGTGTTGGCTGGCGCTGTGGCGTTGAATATCCGACCACCAGCAACCCCGGCCAGCGCGCCCGTGATGAGTGGCTCGATCATTTGCCGCGCGCCTCGTGAATTTCCATCAACTTCTCTTTGAGCCTGTTGCGCATAGCATCAACGGCATCGGTCTTGCGCGCTTCCCAAGCCGGTCGGATGAACGGCCGTGCGGCGACCCAATGCTTACCTACCGAGTTGGCTCGGTGAGACTTCCACCTCACGCCCTTCGGTTTCGGTGGCACATACCAGTGTCCGAACTCAACCATCGGGCCGTAGAAGGCGACGTCGTTTCGGCCGTCACCCTTCTTCCCGCCCCGGATGCTGACGTAATACATCTTGCTCGTCTCTGTCGAGCGCTCTTCGATGAACTTAAGGTAGAGCGCGCGACCGAGGTTTCCGGTTTCGCCTTGCGGGGCGCGAAGTGCGGCTTCGTCACGTAGAATCGTCCCGCCAGCGACAGCCGCAGACCGTAGCGCGGACTCGGCCAGATCGTCGGCGAGCTTCAAGAGCGCCGCGGCAGACTCGCTGAAACCGCTCGTCTTCCAATCAACCGCCATCGCCTTGACCGGAGACGCAAACGAGGTCCGTGTACTCCCGGCCGGCGTAGTCGGGCAACGGCTTCTCGATGTTGAAAATCTCGTCGTCCACCGGCTGACCGGCGACGTACTTGATCAGGACCGCACGCATTCCGTTGTCGATGTCGGTGCGGTAACGCACGCGAATGCTCACGGCCGCCGCGCCGACCGGCATATCAGATTTGATGGCTTCTGAGCCTGACGACACACGGACGTTGCACCAAAGCACCGGCCCGATCGGCACCCAGCCGTCGGACGGTTGGCCGAAATCATCCTTCCCGGCGCCCCGACGTTCGATCCGCACTTGCCGAGTGAGAGTTCCGGAGCGCATCACACCCCCGGAATGATTCGGTGAGGCCGCAAGAGCGATTTCGCGTTGAACGGCAGTTCAGCGACGGTCCCAATGCTCGAATCCTCACGGTTCATGTACAACTCAGCGGTCGTCTTCAGGATGGCCGCCTTAATCGCTGCATTCACCACCATCGGGTTCTCACCGGCCGTACCGGCCGTAACGGCGGCCTGCAACGCGGCGTCGGTCTCGAAGACTTGACGATTCAGATAGTCGATAGCGGACTGTGTAGCGCCGTCGAGCGCCATTTGCACGACGTCGTCATCAGCACCGAGGTCCTGTTTAACGAACTTCGTCGCAAGTTCGATGGAAACCAACGGCACCTTTTACTCTCCGGCCCCGTTCAGCAGTTCGAGCAATTCCGCCTTGCTCGCGCTTGCCTTGTACTCGACACCCTTGGCATCCAGCGCTGCCTTGATTTGTGCGGCAGTCATTTCCTCGGGCGCCAGCGACTCGTCGCCGAGCGCTCCAAGCTCCCGCGCGCCAGCTTCCAGTTCCGGCGGGCATTCGTCGCCAGCTTCGAACGTGGTCGGATAAATGTCGCCGTCCAGCACCCCCAGAAACGCCTTGATCAGCTTTGCCATGTCTTCCTCGCAAAATGAGAAGGGCTCCCGAAGGAGCCCCCGATCTCCTGCATGCTGCTCGCGATTAAGCCGAAGCGGCGACTTTAAGCGCTCGCATCGGTTCGGGATTCAGCAGGCCGCCGCCGACGCGCTTCGTCGTGTAAAACAGCACGTAAGGCTTGTTCGTGTACGGGTCGCGCAGCACACGCACGCCGATGCGATCGACGATGAGATACGTCTGCTTGAAATCACCGAAGAGGATCGGCGTCGAGTTCGCGGCAACGTCTGGCATATCGGGCACTTCGCTCACCGGATAGCCCGCAAGAGTGGCCGGCTGCCCCGCGACGAACGACGGCTGCCACAGGTAATTGCCCTGACCGTCTTTGAGCTTTCGAACCAGACGTTGCGTGTTTCGGTTCATCGTGAAACGTGCGTTACCGGTGAAGGCGCTCGGCAGGTCGTAAATCAGGTCGATCAAGCCATCCGACGTGATGGACGCTGCGCCGCCACTGTTCACGACGCTGATCGCGCCGAACGGGTGCACGGCGGCATTCGCTCCGCCAGCAACATACGTCAGGATGCCCGTCGGCTTATTCGTGCCGTCCCCCGAGAGGAAGGCGAGCCCTTCCTGCTTCGCGAACTGGGTCTGCACCTCGTTCGCCAGCCACGTTTCTAGATCGATCTCGCTATCGTCGAGAATCTGCTGCGTTGCGGCGGGGTTGGCGTAGATCTCACCGGACGTGAACGTCAGCGGCTTGAAAGTGGCCGTATTCGTTTGCGGGCGTGCCGCCGTCTCACCAACCCAGCCGCTACCGGTACCCCCCATGTTGAACAGCTTCGAGAACCCCGCCTTCGAGACCGACTGCACCTGCGCGAGTTGGCGCATGGGCGAGATCAGAACAAGTTTGTCGGTGATGGTGCGATCCCACTCGATCGGCGTCAGGTAGCCGCCTTCAGCGTCGGCGCCCTTATTCAGCGCCGCGCTAACGTCACCCTTCTTCACGTGCGCCTTGAAGGCGTCCGTGTATTCCGCATCGCGCAGCTTCGCACTGCCGCCGGCGCCACCCATTTCAAGCGCGGCCATCTTCACGCTGTGTTCGTCCAGCGCCTTCTGGAACGAATCCAGATCCGCACCGATCTTATCGACCTTGGCGGTAATGTCCGATGCCGGCAGCCCAGCCTTCATGGCATCGAGTTGCTTCGTGTGCTCGGCCTTGAATGCCTCGAACGCGCGGTTGACGCCTTCGACGAGTGCTTTAACTTCGGTGTCAGCGCGCACAGACATGATGCCGCGCGGCACGGGTGCGAAGGTTCCGGCCAGGGCCGCCGTGAGGGCGGAAATCATTCGTTGCTTGCTCATGGACTTATCCTTGAAGAGCGTTGATGAGGTTTTGCAGAGAGGCTGCAACGTCTTCGCCAGCGCCCGGCATGGCGGTTCCAGCGGCAGCGCCCGGCGTGCCGTCGAAAAGGGTTTTGATGGCGTCACGACGAGCGCCGCGCGAATAACCAGCGCGCGCCATCGACGCCTCAATGAGTGCAAGCGCCTTGCGGCCACTCGCGTTCGTGTCTTTGGCGACCTTCGCACTATCGAGCAGGCCAGTTGCAAAGCCATCGTCGACGGCCTGTTGCGCGCCGATCCACGTTTCCTTGTCCATCAACGTGGCAGCTTCGTCCTGCGAGATGCCCGCGCGCTGCGCATAAACCTTCGCCATGGCTGCGTCGAACGGCGCCAGTACCTCGGCGGCCTGCGCGATGTCGTGCCGGTTGCCGATTGCAACCGTCCATGCGTTGTGGATCATCAGGAAGGCGCCATCACCCATCAGGATCTCGTCGCCCGCCATCGCAATCACTGAAGCCGCCGACGCGGCAATGCCCATCACGTTCACCGTGACCTTGGCCTTGTGCTCGCGCAGCAGGTTGTAAATCGCAACGCCTTCGAAGAAGTCACCGCCAGGCGAATTCACGTTGACCGTGAGGTCGCGCGCACCGATGTTTCGCAGCGCTGCACTGATGCGCTTCGCCGTGATGCCGGTGCCTTCCCAGTTGTCGCCGATCGAGTCGTAGATCGAGATCGACGCAGAGTCGTCGCCGGCCGCAGCGTGCACGCCCGGCTCCCAACGCTCCAGCGCATCGGGCCGCACGTCGTATTGCGCGCTGTTGAGCCGGTGATCGGCTCGGATTTCAGGCAGTTTGAGGAGGCTCATTGCCGCTCACCTTGGGTTGCTGTGTCATCGGATTGCGAAGCTGGTCAGCCTGCGGGTCGTTCGACTTCGGCAGGTCGGATATCTCACGCACCTCGTTTTGCGACATCCACGGCGATTGGCCGCCGGCGCCCAGCGCCTTCGAAAAGAACGTCGCCTGGTCGTTGAGCGTGCCGCGCAGCAGCGCGCCTTCGTTGAACTTGAACTGGATCGCGTCGAGCAGCGCATCGGGGATAAACAGCCGCGCGGCGGCCTGCTCCCACGCGACGAACCACGGCGCGAGTGTGTACTGAATGAAGAAAATCGCGAGCTGCTCGATACCGCTGCCCCAGCTCGTGTCGTCCATCATCAGAAGCGGGCGCGGCACGCCGTAGGTGCGGGCCACTTCTTCGATCTGGTGATTGCGCGTCTCGATCTGCTGCGCCGACACGGCTGTCGAGGTGAATTGCTTCGCCTGAGCGCCTTCTTCAGCGAGCATCCATCGGCCGGCATTCTCCGACCCGCTGTAGTCTTCGTTCAGAGACTCCTTCATCCGCTTGTACGCGGTGTCGGAAAGCTCTTTCGGAACCTCGATTACGCCGCCGGCCATGACACCGGTGCGGAACGTGCGCGACGCGGCACGCTCCGCCTGCTCTGCAAGTTCAAGCGCTTCGCGCGAAAGCTTTGGTCGCGACAGGCCGTTCACCCCATCCAATGACAGATCGCGCAGGTGGAACACCTCACGCGCAGGCAGCGTGATCTGGTTTCCACCCGGCGAGGTGTAGTCGTAGACCATCTGCCACGTGTCGGCCAGGCGCGGTTTGATCGACCCACGATCCATCGGGATCAACATGACGGGCCGGTCTCCCGACCAGATGACGCGGGCGAACGACTGGCCGTCGAGCATCGCGCGAAGTTGCAGCAGACTCTTGAACTCCAGGGGCGTCTGCCAGCTATTCGGGCGGTACTTAAGTAGCCGGTGCGCTGGGTTGCCTTTCTGGACCTGCTTGGTGTCGTTGCTGGCGATCAGGTTGAGCGGCAACATGCCGATCGACTGCGAAATCAGCGTGCAGCAACGAAGCACCGCCGTGTTCCTGAGCGCATGCGCCTCTCGCGCAGCGACGCCACCGTTCAACTCACCTCGGCGGATGTATTCGAGCAGGCGAGGATCATCAAGCCCCGTGAACACGGCATCGCCAGTAGGCAGTGCGGATTTGATAGTCGGTTCCTGGCGACGTGACTGGGCCTCCGGCGCACTATCGCGACGGAAACGTTCGAAGAAACCCATTCACACCTCAGAGGAACCGGATACCACGCGACTCATACACAGACGGCCCTTGAGCCGGTGGATTGAGCGCCATGAGTGATACCGCGTTGAAGAGAGCCATCAGCGGGTCGATCTTCCCCGTCCCGCTGACCTGCTTTGTTATGTTTACCGCGTTCCCCACTGGCACGACCCGGGCATTGCCCACGCACCAGGCCATCAAGCGCTGACCGCCGTGCATTAGCATGCCGTCGGACGTCTGCGCTCCATCGGGCACTCGGCGACCGCTGGCAGCCGCGATACGCCGTTCTGCCGTTTTGATCGCGCCAGACAGCTTCCAGCCTTGGGAAATGCCGATTACCTTTTCTTCAGGGATACCTGCCTCAGCAAGTGCATCCAGCACACCGCCGATGCCGGCCGGGTCCGCACCAACCATATCGAGCAACCCAGCTTTATAGATGGTGGATACGATCTCTGCGACGTCAGCGACATCATCGCCAATCTGCTCAACGATGGTCAGATCACCGTCGCGTTCGAAGTCACGCAAGCGATCAGCGATTTCCTTGCGCCGCTCGAAAACCGATGGATGCGCCCATGCGTGAGTCCACGCGAGCCAATTCCGCGTACCACGCTCGCGACCGACGGCTGCGCCGCCGAGCAAGTCGTCAAGGCCACCACCGTCGATTCCGACGTCGATAACCTCACAACGGGAGATCAACTCGTCAAGGGATACGTGCGGCGCCAGCGCCGCCGCCTCCCAAAATTCGGCGCCTGCCCACCGATCGCTTCGAAGCGCGAGACCGATTTCGACGTTTGCATGCTTGGCTAGGAAACCCCGGAAGGACTCCTCGCCGCCTTCTTGCGCCTTACGAAACTCGCGGAGCAAGAACGCTTCGTCGACCGAGTAACCCAGGTTCGGATTGACCATCCCAAGGTTTTCAGCGAGCAGGTGTTCCTTTCGCCTCACCATCTCGGGCGGGTGTTCGTAGATCACGGGCACGAAACACGGATCGTGGATTTTCCCATCGCGCACGTCACGCGCGTAACGCAGTTTCTGCGCGAACACGCCGGCTGGCGGGTCGTCCGATTGCGTCGTCAGGTAGATCACAAACCCTTCCGGGCGCGAGGCCAAGCCGCCAATCGCTTCGCGCAGCATGTTCTCGGCGTTCGGCTGCTTGCCGAATAGCCACACCTCATCAACCAAGGTGCCTACGCTCTTCTTGCCGCCGACCGTATTCGAATCGGCTGCGACCACCTTGAGCGTGGCACCCATGGTTCGATGGGTGATGGTCTTAACGTGCGCCTGGACCTGGAACAGGTCATCAAGCTCTTCCTCATGCTTGACCATGTCCCGGCTGGGCGCAAAGCTGTTGTTCGCGACCTCGATCGTCGGGGCCAGAATCGCAAATTCGGCGGACATCCGCCAGTTTAGAATCATGGCCGTCATCATGATCCCGGCCGCCAACGTCGACTTCGAGTTCTTCTTCGGCAGGCAGACGAACCACTCAGTGATCAGCCGCCGACCGCTGTCGGCGTCATACGCGCCGAAGATCGAGGCGACCAGGTCAAACACCCACTGCGCCGACGATTCACCAAACGTCGGGCTGCCAGGCGCATCGACAATCTTCAATTCTTTGAACACGCCAAGCGCTTGCTCGGCTTGCTCGGGAAAGATCGGCGGCGGAATGATCGACTGCCCCGCCTTGAGCCGTTCGGCCCAATCGAGACACGCTGTCGACCATTCCATGTGCTATTTCCTGTTGACCAATTTCAGCGGCGGTGCCAGTGCACCGAATTTGCTGGCCGCCTTCTGCGCCCGATTGGCTTGATCGTCCTTTTTTCCGCCCTCTCCCTTCTTGGCATAGAGGAACGGTAGCGCCGCCGTCGCGGCGCGGACCTGAATCATCGTTGCGTCGACGCGACCAAGCGCGATGTCTTGAATCAACGTCAGCATGTCCCGATCGTCGAGCCGGACCGGTGTCGCCTTCGTGCGCTTCAGTGCGCCGCCGTGTGCCTGCGGCTCCAGCTCTTCCTTCTTTGCGGTCCGTCTCGGCGCGACCGGTTTCGGTTGAGCGTCGGTCTTCGGCTTCCGACCGGCTCCGGGTCGGGCGCCGCCGCGACCACCTGCTGTTTGATTCTTTGCAGGTTTGATTTCGTCGGTTTGCGGCTTAGGTTTACGACCGGCACCCGGTCGCGAACCCCCGCGCCCACTGGGTTTACCAGCCATTTGAATTTCCCTGTTTGATTTCCGAGAAGTGTTTAAACGGCGATTTTTTCTGCGCGTGCGGGAACGGTCGGTCTAGGCACCGCGGACGCTCAGACTTTTGACGCCCCCTCCCTATTGGGAGCGCTCGGCGCGCTGCTTTTCACTATCGTGATGCAGTTTGCAAAGCGTCTGGATGTTGGTCGGGTCGAGCCTGAGCAGGTCATTGCCACGGTGAGGCACGATGTGATCGCCGATATTGCCTAACGGCTCCGCGACGCAACGAGACGCGCATGCGAGCACAACCTCGGTAGGCAGCATGCCTAGCATCCCAAGATCACGAAGGCAAAACACGCAATGCGGATGTGCTGCAAGGTGCTTCGCGCGTAGCCTTTGCCACTGGTAGTCATAGCCACGAGCCGTGCTCCCATTCTTCCCGACTCTCCATGACATCGGCTCAGCTACGGCCACACGGCTTTTCAGCGCAGGCAAACGCGAACCTAGTGTCTTTAGACGTGCCATGAAAGAATGGACCCGCTACCGCGATTGCGGCGCGGGCAAACGCCACGAGGCGAGGACAAGATCAAAGATTTGCGAGATAAGCCGTAGATTCACACGCGGTTAGAATAGGTTTCCGGCCTATCCCGGAAATACTAAGGAGATCAACACAATGTCCGTAAATTCGTACGCTTTTCCTATTCCTGAGTGCGAAGTCCATGGCAATCGCCATGTGCCAACCAACAAAGGAATGACGCTTCGCGATTATTTCGCCGCACAGTTGATGGCTGGGGACGCGGCCAACTCCGCAAATGACGATTCCTGGAGAAGCGACGCGCCTGACGATGCCCTACTCAAGCGCGCTGAGTTCTACTATCGCTTCGCGGACGCCATGCTGAAAGCGCGCGGATAAACGAAAAAGCCCGCAAAGCTTTCACTTTGCGGGCTTTGGATGCACTGATTCAGCCTTTCCGAAATCATACGTTTTCTACCGAATTTGTATAGCCCGAAGATGTATAGCGTGGCGCTATGCGCTTTCGGCCATTCGGCAATATGCTCGATACGCTTGCGAGCGACCGCTTTCGACGCGCTTATAAAACGCATCGCGCGAGATCCCCAACGCGGAGGCTACGCGCTTGATATGAGAAACGCGGTGGATGTAGAACAGGTACAGTGCTTCCTTCTCCGGGCTCTCGGGTAGTGATAGCACTGCGAGGTTGAAGAAGCTGAGCATCGACGAGCAGATAGCGTCCGGCTCAGGGCCAACCTTACGGGGCTGCATGCCAGCGAGCACCCCACTCGGCATCGGTGGCACGAAGATTCGCCGCGTGCGGTGCCAGGCCGCCCAGTCCTCGCAAAGTGCGTTGAGGTCGCGTTTCGTGGTCATCACTTTTCCTCGTACAGTTTGCAGCGGCGCATGTTCCTGGCACCCGGCTTGGTCTGCTCCTTGGCGCAATACTCCAATCCCCATAGCGTCAGCTTGTGTAAGCAGCCCTTGCATGTTGTGCTCTCCTCAATTTCAATGACTTTTGCCGGATCCTGATAGAAGTGCGCGGGTAGAACTGCCATCAGGCCACCTCCGGTGCGACACTTGCGAAGATTCGGTGTGCTGTTTCGATCCGCGTCTGCGCAAGCAACTCAGCCTCTGTGCCGTATCGCCGCTGAAACTCGGCGGGACCAGCGTGAAACGCTACGCCGTATCCTCCTTCGCGATGGTGCATGGGGCACAGTGGAATCGTGTCCGTATGAGCTGATCGCTGCCCGCCTCCGGCCAGGAATCGCACATGGTGGACTTCGGCCGGACTGTCTCCAAACCCGAGGTTGCGGCAGACAATGCAACACAGGCCCGCGACGAACCCCATGTACTCACGCTCGGTTTTCTTTGCCCGCTTGCGGGCCTTCGACTTGAAAGACGAGCGCTTGAGCGGGGTTGTAGAACGCAGCTGCTTCTTTCTCGTCAGGCTCAACGCGTCACCTCGCAGAGCGCTTTGAGTCCGTGCGTGTATGAGTCGTATGACTTCAATGGCGACCACTGCGGCACAAACCGCGACGTGGCTACGGTTGGAACACATCCATATCTACGGGGCAGCGACTTCGGTCGGCTCATTGCCAGACGTACTCGCTTCTTGTGGTTGAAAATCTCGCCCTCAAGCACGCCGTCTTCGATGAGCTCCAAGCAGGCACGCGTGACGCCCGAGAACGAGAAACCGCTGAGCGCCACCAAAGTCTCATAGGCATACCAAACACCCAGATCCATGCTTTCAAGGATGTCGTGCTTCATGCCCGCTCCAGTTCCGTCTCGATGGCAAGGACTGTCACGCACGGCTTGTCGCTGTAGCGCTTGTGCACCCGTAAATCGATAACCTGGTTGTCGTCGACATAAACGACGCCGTTCAATCCGTCCTTGATCGCCTTCAACACGTTGTCCGCGTCGGGCTTTTTCGTGGCCGCGATTTCGCCGGTCGCCGCGCGCCCTCGTCGCTTCTTCGACCAACTCTCCGGGATCGGCAGATGAATGCCGATTTGCAACATCACTGGACCGACGAAGATTGGCTGTTGCGCCATGGCGTCAGACGCAGCGGCTGCAACCGCTCGCTCGTATGCCGCAGTCTTCGCTGGCGTGTAAGTGCGCACATGGCCCTGGATTCGCGCGAAGCGCGCGCGCCCTTTCGGCTCAGGCTTACCGTTGACGACAAACTCGACCTGCCTCACTTCCGCTCTCCACGTAGGTGGGCGATGTACGCCCTCAGTTCCTTTTCTTGCCTAGCGGCCACTTCGTCACCACAGCGCCGCCTCACACCTGCGAAATAGGCTCTCGCGTCGTTGCCACGCCCTGCTAGCGCCGCCCTTGCCGCTTCATCGAAGCGCCGCCAGCATTTGGCCTGTGTCATGCAGCGCCGCGTTTGCGCAGTTCCTCAAGCTTCGTGGCCGAGACACCGTGGAAGAACGCAAATGCGCGCTCGTACTCGTTCGGATTCGCCTTCTGTGCCTTTGCGAGTTCGGCCTCGATCCAAGGGCCGGGGCCAGCAGCGCGGAAGACGTGCATCATGAATGCGCGTCCGTTCCAATCAGGCCGCTTCTCAACGCCCAATTCCGCCCCCTTGGCTTCGATGCCAGACATCGTTTCCCACCAGATCGCGCCAGCGCCCGATGTCGCACCGCCCTGCTCTTGTGGATTGGCAGCGTCCTTGACCGGGAACAGTCCGGTCCAACCACGCAGCACGCTCTGGTTGATCACTGCAACAGGGTCGTGACCGTCTGCACGAAGCTTGTCGAGTGCTTCGATCGACAGTGAGGCAGCGTGATCGGTGAACGGTGCTTTGCCCTTTCGGCGATAGGCCACCCAGTTGCCCCAGGCCTCTCCGGATAGCCAGTCAGGAAGCTCGATCGTCGATTCAACGCGTCGCGAAGCGCGCGCGCCTTTGGTTTTCTTCTTCTCTTCTTTATCTGTATCTTCTTCTGTCTCTAGGCCGTTACTGGAACGTTTCTGTAACGTTTCACCATCGTTACCAGCTTCGTTTCCTGCCTGTTTCGACTTGGCGCGGTAGTTGCGAACACGCTCAGTGCTTGAATCTGAGCGCATCTGACGCTTCTCCCAGGCGAGAGGCTGCCAGTCATCGTCGATCAGGCCCGCCAAGACGAGGCGCTTCTTGACCTCCTTGATAACCGCGGAATCAATCCAGAGTCGTTGTGCGATGATCCGGTTCATGAGGTCCGGGTCGCATTGATTGTCGAGAGTGCCGTCACCCTTAAGGGCGAGGAGTCCGATGAAATGGCGCTGATCCTCGAAGGCCAGCGTGATCATCTTCGGATCATTGAGGAAGTCCGTGTACATACGGAACCATGGCATTTTGGTTGCGCTCACTGCCGTCCCCCTACAGCCACACGGTACTGCGTTACCCCACGGCGAATCGGCGTCGTCGTGATGTGCCCCGCGGCTTCCAGTGCCTTGATGGACTCGCGCACAGCCGATTCCGACATGCCGCAGTCACGCGCAAGACGGCTTACCTTTGGAGATGACTCGCCAGTCGACATAACGGCGTGGTGGCTCAGCGCCAACAACACGATCTTTTCGGTGTGGCGAAGTTCGATGCCCCACGCTTGATTGACTCGATGTGAGCTCATGGCGTCGCCTCAGTGGTCGCACGGCAGAGTGCCGCTTTGGTTCATTTGTGCTCCACAGGAAATACAGGTCTTGGGCGCCCCAGTGCTTGCGGACTTGAAACAGTCCGGCGATACGTCCTCGTCAACGACCAAGACACCGTCCATTCGGAGCCACACACCTTCGGCAACTTGGAGAAGGTTATTCATTCGGCCATGCCCTCCAAACGTGCTGCGATGTTGAACAGGACCTGTGCGTGATTGAAGATGCTGCCCTTCACACGCACGACTTCCTGGAACTCGACTCGCCCGTCTTCGAGCGTCTTCACGATTTCCTTGCCAACAGCACCGTGCGTTTCCCATGCACGCGCCATCATTTCGACAATGGCCGAATCGCAGCACTCGGCGATGTTCGGAATCTTCACCAGCGCATAACCACGCGACGCAGCCCAAGCCTCAAGCACGCGGTCGTCGTTCGTCACGTCCGCCGCCTTCACCGCTTCCTTCAGGCTCAGGTGATGCGTCTCGTTGTTCGGATTGACCTTGTTGCGCAATACGGCTGCGGACATCCCCAGGCGCGGAGCGAGCGATTCGCTGCCGCCGGGATAGTCGTGCACAAGGGCATGAGCTGCGTCGGTGATGTTCATCTGTGTGTTCCTCGAACGTTTTTATTTGCTTCTCGGGCCACTACGATGGCCTCATGAAAACTTCTAAATTTGGCGAGTCCCCCGACGGTGCTAAGCTGTGCGCTCTTCACTTCGTACAACTCAACATCCATCGGGGTACTCATGGCGGATCAGCCGACGAAAACTTTCTATCCGTTGACCAACATTGCTATCGGGCGCGACGCCGAGAGCGGCCAGTTGACTCTCGAACCGAAATTTCTCTTCAACGGCAAAGAGCACGACGGCCGAAACTTCTCGCTGACGCCGGACGCTGCTCAGATGCTTATCAATGCGCTCCAGGAGGGACTGGAACTGCTATCGAAGCAATCACCGTCCGTCCACTGAGTGCCTCGCCACCGGTTCCGCCGCGCTCAAACTCCACCCAGATCAAGCCTTCGGGTTCGAGTGCCTTTTCGAGCGCGGGTCGGATCAGCCACAGCACAAGCCGTGCGTACAGTCGTTTCATTCGCTCTCCCCAGTAGCGCCGCCGGAGCTTGTCCCGATCGTCGCGGCGTGTAATTGCTCGATCCGCTTTGCGATTCCGTAGGACGTTCGAACACCGCGCTTTCCGGAGAACAGCGCCGAGATGAGCGATTGCGAGCAATTGGCCGCCAACGCCAGTTGAGACTGCGTGAGGCCGGTTTCCAGTAGATCGGAGACTGCTTGTCGAATGTCCATGCGCCGAGTATCACATTTGTGTTTATTCAAGTCAACACAAATGAAATGGCGCACTCCATTACGATTGTGATATGTACACCCTAGCCGAACGCCTCCGATGGGCACGAACGAAAGCTGGCCTCTCCCAAGAACAACTCGGGACAAAGGCTGGCGTTACTCAATCGACAATCGGGAATCTCGAATCGGGGACGCGGGGCACCGCAAGGCGCTTGCCGCAGATTGCGGAAGTCCTTGGGGTGAATGCACTGTGGCTTGCTGAAGGTAAGGGGCCGCAGACATCAAGCGGGAAAAGCGCAGGCAATCTAGACGCAGCTTTGAGTGGCGCGAGCGACGCCGCGCGCGAACTTGTCGAAGCGATTCTTCGCGCCGATCAGGCCGGGGAACCCGCACATACTTTCAATCTGATGCTTCGGATGCTCCCCGCGGACGATGAGCCGGTTGGTCGTCTGAACCCGTAACCTCGTCCGACGCCGCATCACGAGCACCGCCGATGGGATCCAGCGCCCAGTCGTCAGCGATCATTGCTCGAGCGACCACCATGTGGCATCGGTCCTCACTTATAGAGAACGCTGGGCCGTCCAACAGGTACACGAGCCATTCCGTCGACGAGTGGGCGCGGCGGATAAACACCAGCCGTCCCTCCAACAGCTCGTTCCAAGCCTTATTAATCCGCGCCAAGTCCCCTGGCTTGCATCGCAGTTGGGACGACCCACTTTCCGTCACAGCTAGGCCCTCTTAGAGTTTTTGTTAAGACTACTGTATATTTGAACAGTAGTTTAGCCTCGCACACGTGAAAATTTCAACCTAATTTCTCCATCACTCGTCATACGCCCTCGATCGCATAGCAGCCGATCACCGAGGCTCGATGACTCGCGCTGTTCGAAAGCCGAGGCGAAGTAGATGTGGTTCGGCAGGACCATAAAATCACAAATGTGTTGACATCAACAAATCACATATGTGATTATTAAGTCCAACGCAGCACACATCGCTGCCCGCCCGACCTCTCGGGTGCTCTCTAAAAATTCGGCGGATAAAAGGTGTCACGCGGCAATAGCGCCGCCATGCGCACACATCTCCCTCACGCGTGGATGAGTCGGTTGGAAACGCGGAAATGGTTGGCCAACTGGTTTGGCTGGCTCCCGCAGTACATCGCGGCGCCCACTCATCGTGTCGATGGCGAGGTAATCGACACAAAACGCAGCTGACCCCGGAGCCGGTTTGGCCGGGTGTAGCCGGGGCACTGCGTGTGATGTATCTGAGGCGGCTTTCTTCTCGAGAGTCGCGCCATATACGTCAGAGGAGATGCAATGGACACGTTGAGTGCATTCGCAATGGGGTCTGCAAACCGGAACAATCAGATGAAGGTGTTCGACTGGGACAAGGCCGCGCAACTTATCAAGGAACATCAGCCTGTCTGTGCGTCTGCTGGGCTCGCGGGCGACTGGGAATACACGGGCGGAGACACCTTTCGTAATGGTGCACCGGTACCGCAAGACCACACCTGTACGTATCTCGCCTCGACCTGGGCAACTCCGCAGCTCGATATGGACGGAGAGGTGATCGATTGCTTCGTCATGGAGTCGGAGAAACCCGACTGGAATGCCAATACCTATTGGCCGGATTCAGCAGTTGAGATTCTCGTCGGCGAAACCTAAACCTGACACCTCCCCGGCGAGGGAACGCCCCCGATGACGTAGGCGTGACGGCCGCCAGAGTGCGGCCGATAGGATCTCAGATACCTTTTCGCTCGAATTGCACGAGCTCGTCAGTAGGCTTGAGCCTATAAGGAAGGTGGGCCTCCAGAGACGCGATGACACGCCTCACAGCACTTTCTGCGGCTGACAACGTCTTTGACTCTCTCACTTTAGCAAAGCAAGCCTCTTTGACCATACGCATATCCTCCATTTTGAATGTAGACAACACACCGATTACTTCATTCACAGCGAAATCCCCCCCGAACCCAAGGGGGCCAAACGTGTACGACATACCGGCTGTCATCATCAGTCTCAGGAGGCCACCTCTGAGAGACGCGCATCACGCGTTTCGACGCGCCAATTCTACCGACTGTAGTCCTAAATTTCTACGACGGCGTACCTTCAAGTGAGCGGATCCGCGTCGGCGCGGCGACGTTAAATAGCCCGTATCCCACTTCCCCGATCTGTTCAGGATCTCGGGTCTGCTCTCTTGAGGGTGAAGCGCAGGGTCACTTCGTCCGCCGCGCAACAGACGACACGAATGCTCGGGCTGCATCACTCACCGAGTCGGTCGGACGATTCGAGCAATAGCCTTCCAGCCACTTTGTGAGCTTGACCGGGTCGACATCAACATATGAGCCGTTCGCGTCGGTCAACCCAGCGACATAACCGGTCGCCCAGTGAAGTATTGCTGACTCACTGTAGCTAGTGAGCCCCCCGGCCGCCTTTGGAGGCGTCTCGTGCGTGTTCATCCAATGTTGACACGACAAACTCCCCCAATCCGATGCGCCTACGATGGGCGAGCTCGTTAGCAGAGCCAGCATTACTAGCGAATACTTCCTTTTCCGTCCGGCCATTTCGATCCCCTCGGTTTCTTTTGGTCGATGACTTTACACGCCCCTATGCCGATCATCCTGATCTTGCTACCGCTCCTCTGGGCGCGGGCGGCAGCGTACCCGCGCCTTGGCCGGCAGGTCTTGAGGCGCATTCGACCAACACCTAATCCGGCGGTGCCTATGGACTACGGCTAGTTAATCTACGCGCCCATTTGATCCGCCAGCCTGCATAGAAAATTGCGCGCCAGCGGCGTGGAAGCCGGACGTAACGCGGCACGGGATCTCAGTTGCCCGATGGCTGGAGGAGTGCCCGCCCTCTTTATGCCAGATGACGGCGCCCAAAGTTCACAGGTAGTAGAGCGAGCCTGAGCGCTAACAGGCCCATGGCGGACATGGTCAAAGCCGCAGCCCTTCGTCCGCGCTAATCCCAAGAAATGTTGTCCACGGGGATGGTGCGGACCTTCCCCTCGACCACCGCCTGAATCGAATCTGCTGACATCGTCGAGAGCCTGATATCCGCCAAGCCTACATTGCCAAGACAGTATCGGATCACGCCATCGGACATGCGCACGAGGCCGATTCGAAATCCCATTCCTTCTGTCCCTTTTCGGTTAGGCACGTCATCGACCTTGAGGCTTACGAACGCCATAAACGATTCGTCGGCTGCCCACACAACCTCGGGTGATCCCGCGCTTTGCTCTGGACCGCCGTTGATTGAGATCCAGCCCCATTCAGGGCCGCTCATCCAAAGCTCGCCGGCCCAGCGCCATGTGACGCGATGGCGCGTGGACTCAATCTGCACATGCATTGAACGATTCATTTTCGTCTCCTAAGGCGCCGTCCGTCAGAGTCGGTGGCGCTCCTGCCAAGCATTCTCATCTCCCAACACTAGGGGGCGCAAGTGAAACACTTCATCGTGACGGTCTATACGGCCGGTGGCCGCTATCGCGGCGATGGTATCGCTCGCACCTGGAGCGAACTCGGACAAGCTGCCGCCGAGCACTTTGGCACCTCCGCACTGCGAATCGTCGTGAGGCCTGCAAATGGTTGATCGCTTTCTCATCTGGTCTGTGAACGGCACCGATCGGTGGATCCGTCGCCATCCTGCGGCGGCATGGACCATCTGGGGCGTTCTTCTCGTCGCCTGCCTCTATGTGAGATGGAAGCACGGCGTATGAGCAATACCCCGAACAGGGCAGCAGCACTGCGGGCTTGGGAAGCACTCCGGCCGCTCGTGAATAAGCAGCGTGGCCGATCACCCCGGCCCGCACTCGTCGGGTCCGCCAGGTATCACGAAGAGATTGAAGCGCGGCATGCACTAGCCGAGGCGCTGGAAACTCACTCTCACGTCCTGCTCGCTGCCCTCGCCTTCTACATCAAGACCGATGCCCAGCGCCGTGACGACATCGAAGAGGACGCCGCGCGCTGGCGTCACATCGAAGCTCTCTACCCATACGGCGGACACCCTTCCAAGGGATTCCGAGAACACATCCGTACCGCCGTCGACCGCGAACGAGGATTGAAATGACCACCGTACCGTCCTTCAAACAGAAGATCAACGACAAGGAAATTCGCCGCGCGGACGCAATGAAGATCCGCTACGCCGATATCCACATCGAACCCGGCTTCAATCTGCGCGCCTCGCTCGACCTTCTCGAAGGCGAGGCACTCGAACAGGCCAAGGCGGACGACGAAAGCCTGTTTCAGCACATCATGGCGGGCGGCCAATATCCCGCACTTGAGGTCCGGCCCCGCGCCGAGGGCGGCGTCTGGCTCGTCGACGGTCATCGTCGTCATGTAACCATCGGTCGCGCCGACGCTGCGGGCGCGCCCCTCCGGGATCGGGACGGCGAGTTGATGATTCGGATCGACGCGTTCGACGGGAACGACGCCGACCGAACCCTTCGAATCTTGTCGAGCAACAAGAACCGCCCGCTTCACCCGCTCGAAAAGGCATTCGGTTATCAGCGCCTGAGCCGGTTTGGCTGGGACAACACCAGAATCGCCGAGAGCGACCAGGTATCACCCCAATGGGTCGGAAAGATGCTCGTGTTGGCTGGCGCGAACACGGACGTTCACCGCCTCGTGTTCGCAGGCAAAACTTCGGCATCGGTCGCCGCCGACGCCGTGCGACAACACGGCGAGGCGGCCGGGACGTTCCTGTCCGGTGAACTGGAGAAGGCTTCGGCAAGCGGTAAAAAGAAGGTCACGGCCGGGTCGATCAAGGGGAAGTCTTACCCGCGCAAGGTCGTCAACACATATGTCGAGCGCGTTGGCTCCTTCGTCTCGACGCTGCCCGAGGCTGAACGCATCGCGATCACGAAGAGCGAAACTGACTTTCAGGTTTCCGTGAGCGCGAAGGCGTTGCGCGAACTGCTCACCGCGCACTCCGACATCAGCGCCGCCCCGGGAGCCTGATCATGCGTATCTGGATACCAAAGTTCGTCGCGAGTGCAATCATCGCCCGTGCCCAGCGAACGCCCTACTTTGACCTGAAAGGCTACATGCAGCGCTGGTGGGTCAAGAAGCCGCGAGGCCACGACGCCAGCGCCGCCGAGGACGGTCGACGCGATACCAGTTGGGGCGCCCGCGTTCACCGGACCATTCGAAGCGATGCGGGCCGCGATCTTCACGATCACCCATGGTGGAACGTCTCGATTGTCCTGCGCGGTGGATACTGGGAAGTCATCCCGACCGATCAGGATCAGTTGCCAAGATTCGATAGCCGCCCCGAGAGGACTTTCCGCTCAGGCTCCTACGCAGCGACGGTGCAGGGCTATCGCCGCGTCTGGCGCGGTCCAGGATCGATTGTCTTCCGACGGGCAACCGATCGCCACCGCCTAGAAATCCCAGACGGCGGTGAGGCATGGTCCCTATTCGTCATGGGGCCGTGGCAGCGCAACTGGGGCTTTCATACGCCCCACGGATGGGTGGCTTGGCGCGAGTACGTCGAGGCCCCGCGGCGGTACATCGAACCGCGCTCGGCATCAGACGCAATACCGATCAGAGCTTGAAATATTCGATCGCCGTTTTGATTAGGTAAGCCGTTACCTCAGGGGCAATATCCTTGGCCGCTGCCCACAAAGACACCTTCTTCCCGATAACCTCGCCTGCGTCAGCCGTCTTTCCGTCCACTCCGTCGTCACGCAACTGCGTCAATAAGGCAATTACGTCATCGACTTGAAGTCCCGGTGGAAGCTTCCCCAACAATTCCATTAAGGCCTCTGACTTCTCGCCGGGGCGAATCATCAGTGCCGTCTGCACTCGACTGAACTCAACTTGATCCAGATCCAGGTCTGCATCGGCAGGTGCGCTTATACCCGTCCCGCAATCGATGAACTTGGTGTTGCGCATGGTGATCGCCATTACCGTCTCCTGTTGTTTCGCGAAATCCTAACATGAGCCACTACCAAAACCCCCGCCCTGAAGGGCTGAATACCGATCCGGCTCCGCCTTCAGTGGTGGAGACGCTCAAATCTCTGCGGCACTGCGCAGCTTCCCGCGACGGCGAGTGCTTCCACGACCAGTGCCCGCAGATCCGCGACAACGAGCCGCGAGCGACTGGCCGTCATTGCCCTCTCGACACAGGAGACACAGATGTCTGAACTCACAACCGCGATGCTTGCCGCGATCAAGGCAGCAGGCGCACACGTCCTTTCCGACGGCAGCATCTTCTTTGCGAACGTCGAGCAGTTCCGGGCCGCTGCGGAATCTGTCCTCGATCCCTCGTCGCCGATCGCCACGATGGAACGCCAGCCCGTTGGCCGCGTGCATATCGACGAGGGGCATATCGAGTTCGAGCCCCTCGACGACGCTTGGCGCATGGGCCGTCATTTCGACGTGTACGCCAGTCCCGTCCTCACGTCTCCTGCAAAGGCAGGCGGGGATGAGCGGGAGGCGTTTGAGCAAGAAATGCGCAAAACGTATCCGTCTACAGTGTGGCTCTTTAAGCGCATTGAATTCCCCGGCTGGGGCGAGACACGGGGGCAGTATCAAGCGCCGTATGAAGAACGCGCATGGAACGGCTGGCAAGCCCGCGCCGCGCTGTCTGCGGATGGCAGGGAGGACAAGCGGGATGCGCAGCGGTACCGGTGGCTACGGGACCAGAACGATTGGTATGCAGAACCACGCCTTGATGAAGAAGACGGAACGATCTGGAAGCTTACGTTCTATACGTCGGCACGCATCGAAGATGAATCCGATGACGACAATCTAGACACCGCCGTCGACGCCGCCATTATTGCCTCACAGGGGGTGAAGCGTGACTGATTTTCAAAACCGCTGCATGAAATCTCTTGTGCAAAATGACGGGCCCGGTACGACATCAACGGCGCGCCTTGCAGGCCGACTGGCGACGTCTAATGTGGCGATCACATCAGCGATGCGTTCGCTCGAGCGAAAGGGATTGGTGCGCGGCGTGTATTGGCCGGAGAACAGCCGATGGGCAGCCTTGTACTGGCACCTGACCGCCGAAGGCCGAGCCGCCATTGCCGCCAATCAGGCGAAGGGGGATGCGTGACTGAATTCCAACTTCGGTGCGCCCGCAAGCTCAACACGAAGAATAGTTTCGGCGCCATTTCTACGGCGTCTCTCGCCTACCTGATCGGCAGCAACAACGTCGCCGTCGTGTCAGCTATGCACTCGCTGGAACGTCGGGGGCTGGCTGGTAGCACGCGCTCAGATAACAGCCGCTGGGCCGCGCTGTGTTGGTTCCTGACGAAGGAAGGCATCGCCGCCTCTCAGGCAGCGGAGGAGCGGAAACGATGATGTATCAACCCAGTCGACCGATTCCGATTCCGGCGATTACCGAAGCAAGCACGAACGCTATCGCAGAGGAAAGCATCAGACGATCGGCGTACTTTCCATTCGCAATAGAACGGGGACCATCCCCCGCGAATACTCCAATCCGACTTCTGGCTCGCGCCTGGTGTGCGAATACCGTCAACATCGCGCCAATCAGAAAAAGCGCTCCGGCACCTAGACCAAACCACTTAAAGGCGGCGAACAAATGCGCATCCTTTCCTAGTAGCGCTTGCTCGAAGCCCAGCATGGCGACTACTCCACCAGCATTGAGCAGCATGCAGGCTTTCGACGCTTCGATAAGCAGCGCATCCGCCTGCCTCCACATCATTCGCTTGTGCTCGGCAACTTCCTTTGCGACGTCGGACATTCCTCCAAGATTGTCACGTTCCATGGCCTCTCCACGAAGTTTCGAGGAATCCTAGCATGAGACAGAACGAGATCATTCTGGGCGACTGCCGCGACACCATGCCCATGCTGATAGCCGAAGGCGTCAATGTGCAATGCACGAGCCCGCGGTACTGAAGCTCACATTGGAGATGCACGAATGCCCAGTCTGACAAGCGCCGCCACCGCGCAAGCCAATGCGGCCACATGTGAACAGTGGGGGCCTCCGCACCCACGCATAGTCGATTGCCCCCCAAAGTCGGGACGGCTGATCCGAACGTAACCCTGGTATCTGCCGTGCGTAAGTTTCAAAACGTGGGCAGTACCACTGTTTGTTTTTTGGTTCATTTCAAGTTTCTCCATGAGCGCGCGTGATGAGCGTTATGGAAATCGTAGTCGACAAAGCCGCGCCTATGTGCCCCCCCTCCCGGACGCAGGAGGTGGAAACCAGCATGACCACCCACCCGACCACGGCCGAAGCACTGAAAGAGATCCTGCGTATGAGTCGAGTATTAGCCTTGATCGGATTGCGCCGCCCCGAGTCGCCGGATGAATTCCACCAGTTCAATCTGAACAGCATTACGGTGAGCGGTTGCGTTGCGCAATCGGTCGGGGCCTGCGCCGAACTGCCTGATTGCAGCTTCGACGTCCGCGCACGCGCGCTCAACCCGCGAAAGCAGATCTTCGTATTGATCGGTGATATCCATGAGGATGCCCATTTTATGACAGTTAGATCAGTGGGCAACGCCACGGAAAGAAACTCTACCAATGGGCATGTGAGAAAGAAGTGTTTGTCGCCACGATTTGGGAAAAGCCCTCGGGTTCAAGGGTCAACGAGGTCCCGGTCGATCGCGAGCCGAACTTCGTGCATCAGCTCTCGCTCGATTAAGTCGAGCTCTTCAGTCTTGGGAAGTTTCAGCTTTCGACTTCCGATCGGCTCAATGAGCTCGACACCATCAAGCGGCGTCACAGTGATGGTGATGTCCCAAAGCATGGTGCGCTCGCCGATCTCGATGTCGATCTCACAGCCTCTGTACGTCTCGTGCAATTGGACCATGGCTTCCCCCTGCCCTCTGTCAGTTGGCTGGCCCGTGGTCTTGGGCTTCCATTGCCATTGCCTGAGCGATCTTCGCTAGGCCCGTACAGAAGTTCTCGACCTCTGGCAGTGGAATCGCAAATGCGAGCCAACCAAAGCCGGGATGACGAATTTTGAGAACAGCACCACCACCCATAGGATCAGGCCCAACCTGCCATCTGGGATCGTATGCAGCCGTCATTTTCAGATGTGGCGGCGGAGGGTCCGCTGTTATTGGAGGCTCGATTGCTGCACGGCAGTCCCCTAGAACGGCGATCAACCGATCGAACGTCTCGATCGCGACGGGTTTGTCCGGGTCCCCATTCCGGTAGCGCACCCCGGTCTGGTCACCGTCTTCAAACAGTTCCACTGCGAGAAGCGTGTCCGGCATAGCGACCTCCTCCACTGGATAAACGTATCAAGGGCTACGTCATCACTCGTCAACCTGCATCCGCTCTCTTCGAGAACATCAAGAATCGGTTCCGGGAATCGTAGCACGACCACCTTCGTGCGAACGGAGGAACGGTAGAAGCACACCGCGACAGAATGAGATCTGAAAAATGGAAGCCAAACTCCGCAATACTCACCGCCGAGCGCCACGCGCGGGCGATCAATAGAGCGAGGTCCCGATGGTACGTTTTGTGACTATCGCAAAATTCTGCGAGCTGACCGGATTTACCCCGGCAGCCGTCTATACCCGCAAGTGCAAGGGCATCTGGCCGGAAGGTTCGGTCTGGAAGTACGAGCCCGGCACTAAGAAAATCATAATGGACATGGAGGGGTATGAACGATGGCTAGAAAGAGGACAGGAGTCGACATCGTTTCAGACTCCAGCTATGAAATCACCTTCCATTACCAAGGGCGGCGGTGCCGCGAGCGGATCAAAGCGAAGCCCTGTCCTGCCAACACTCGCAAGATAACGCAGTTCCGGGCCGCGATTCTGCACGCAATAGAGAAAGGCGAGTTTGACTATGTGAAGTCGTTCCCGGACTCAAAGCATGCAGCAAAATTTGCAGAACGCCCTGGTGACGTCCTAACCGTTGAATCGTATTTCGAGAAGTGGCTAGACCGGAAGAAGATGGAGATCAAGGCATCAACATTCACGGGATACCGAAACATCGTGAGCAATTGGGTTATCCCGAAATTCGGTAAGCTGCCCCTTTCGGATCTCCGGCGCGCGACTATCAGAGACTGGCTCGCCGGAATCGACCACGACCGCGAGCGCAAGGCTTCCAACAAGCGACTGGCGAATATCCAAAGCTGCATGCGATCGGCGCTCGGCGACGCGTCAGGAGACGAATTAATCGAGGCGAATCCACTCGCAGGTTATACCTACGCACGCGCTGAACGGCCGAAGGAAATCGAAGAAGACGAGATCGATCCGCTTTCCCCTCAAGAGCAAGCCGCTATTCTCGATAAACTGACGGGAGGGAATCGAAATCTGATCCAGTTTGCGCTCTGGACCGGGATGCGCACCTCGGAGTTCATCGCTCTCAACTGGTCGGACATCGATTTCGTTGGAGGATACGTCCGCGTACGTCGCGCGATGACGCGCGAGGCGAAAGGCGTCGCCGAATTCCCGAAGACTGCGGCGGGTCGGCGCGACATCCGGTTGCTTGAGCCAGCGAGCGCCGCCCTTCATGCGCAAAAGGCACTGACCTTCCTGTCCGAAGAAGACGGCGCAATTTTTAAGGATCGGTCGGGAGCGCGCTTTACCGGCGCCAATCAGATCTGGCGCATTTGGCAATCCGCTCTCAAAAGGGCTGGCGTACGCTACCGCAATCCGTATCAGACCCGGCACACCTATGCTTCGATGATGCTTTCGGCGGGCGAACACCCGATGTGGGTTGCAAAGCAGATGGGGCACGCGGACTGGACGATGATCGCGCGAGTATACGGACGGTGGATGCCGGCAGCGGACGTGGAAGCGGGGAATAAGGCCGTGAAGAAGTTCGGAAACCACTCACAACAAGCTATTGAAGATGCAAGAAAAAAAGTTTCTTGAAGACGCAGGGCTAAAGCACATCCCGATTTTGCGAAACCGGCGAGGAATTTACTTCCTACTGTTGCGCGAGCGGATAAGGTACGTAGGAAAGACAGAAGACATCTACCAACGACTCGGCCAACACATCAATGTCAAAGAGTTCGATGACGTGATGTTCGTGCCAACCGACCTGCTACATCTTCAAGCATATGAGGAAGCGTGCATTCGGATCTTCCGACCCGAACTAAATCATGAGCGCACTAAAGGGGAGCTTCAGCCTGACGACGACGCAATGCTGCGACATCTGATAGGTTCGATCGGACACGCCAGGATCGAACGCAGACTAAAGCGATTTTTGGAAAAACGAGTATTAGAAAATGCTGGCACGGTTCATGGCATTTTCGAATAAAAACGGGCAAAAACCGGCTAGATTTTCGCCAGCATCAAAACGTATGTCGAGTTACCCATAAGTTGGCGCGTTTCGGACCCATGAGTTGGCGGACTCGTACCCTAATGCCCTCACTTTCCGCACTTCGCACATCTCCCACCACCCCGAAGCGCACCCACAAGTTGGCGCAAATCCGTGAATCGCACCCATGAGGTGGCGCAACTATTTTCGGCAACACCTTGATTCACAAACGCAAATTTTCGCGACGGAGCAAAGCCCTGTTTTCTCGCCCCGGATTTTGTCGCTCTCGCAGCAGTATAGGCACGCCACTCGCATTTTCTCGCGCGCAGAGCCCAGCGCGGCGACGCAACACGAAAATCTCGCTTTCATCTGAGGGAAACTGACCTAGCCTACGAGTGTGCTTTCACGCGTTTCGCAGGAGGTCATCATGCCCATGTGGAAAACACGCTCCGTCGACACGGAGCCAGTCACCCATCTCGTTCGTTGGCGTGTCTTTGAGGCCAGTGACCTCACACGACACTTTGTTGGATGGGCAATCGAGGGGATGGCCGGGCGCGTGAGCTCGGCCATCCAAGAGTTCGATGCTGCGCGAGGCGAAGGTAGGACGCGGTCTGGTCGCGTTTACCGACTTGAGGGTCCATCGAGTGAGGATGGAGACGCGTCATATACGTGGTCCAGATGGTGCGATATCAATGCGGTTCTGTCGATACGTGACGTTTCCGCGGAGTATCGAGCTGGAGCCGCATTTGGGGACGAAACGTAGACTGCAATGGCGACTCCGCAATAGAACGCGCCCAAACCCCGGAGTAATAGTTTATCCGTTGCTCGGACATCGCCCATATAATGGATTTGAAGGAATGCCGCAAATCGCGGCCATAAATAGATAAATAGTTATCCAGAGTCATTATGCGAATCACTGCTAAGATGCTTGTGGGGGCATCCGTGCTGGTAGGGGCTGCCCTGTTCACTGTCTTTCTCGTGTTCGCCCGCGAACTGCTCGACCATCCCGTACTCTGGCGAGTGCTGATGGCACTTATCGTGGTCTTTCTGGCTCCGATGTTTGTATTCGTGCTCCTTGGTCGTGTGGAGTCGCGTCGGTCAGTGACGAGATTGGACGACGACGCTCAACGTTCAACGCCAGTACATGAGGCGAAGATGCCTCCTCTGTTCAATGACGGGAGTGCTGCCGCACAGATGGACATATACGGGCTGAATACGCGCCACGACGACGCACACTAGCCAAACTGAACGTATCCGAAACAGATTTGGCCGGCCCCTCAACAGGGCCTCGCCCATAACGAACCCGCCCGTAGTACCTATAGCGACCCGATATGTCTTTCGCATCAGACGGCTAATTGTTGCATGTGGCTTGAAGTGCCCAGCGGAAACTTCAGCCAAAGCGACTAGTCATGTGCTGCAACGTTAACTGCGAACTGCCTAAAATCATTCTTTCCGGCAGAACCATTGACTTAATCGCTTATATTTTCACGGGCTCGCGATAAAGCCTAGGCACCTAATGAGAAAATATCAGCCTCTTGCAGCTCACTTGGCTGCACAATCCAACAGTGAAGTAACACTCTCGTTTTCCGATATAGAGAAAATTATCGGCAACGAATTGCCACCAACGGCTGATCGGTTCAAGCCATTCTGGGCAAATTCAAGGACTAAGGATGGTCACCCAGGTCAATTTTGGATGGAATACGGCTGGAGGCAGGTGAGGCTTGACCAAGTCAACCGACTCGTCACGTTTAGACGCGCGGATGCTCCTCCTACAGAGTCACTTGAGAGCCTCAAGCCGTTATCGAAAGGCACACTTTACGATCTTCTCCGAGACGCGGGGGTATCGATTGACGGCTGGAATGAAGACTTCAAGTCGAATCCAAATTTTTGCTACGAGTGGTGCTTCGGGTCCGTGACCGAAGGCTTCGTTCTTTGTCTGTGGCATAGCGAATTCAAGGTCAACGAAGACGGTTGGATCTATTTTGACCGGAACGCTCGCGCCGAGAGCGATCAGCGGACCAGAATCGCCACCGACCTTGCGATAGAAAAAAACGTGCGCAACCGAGCGAAGACACAAGCTCAACGTGGAAAAGCACTGGACGTTGCTATCCGAGAGTCTTTTGAGCGGCGACTTCCGGTGCGAGTGATCGTTGGGGCGGGAAGGCGGCCCGAGGGCGAAGACCGGGCTGAACAAGCAGCTAAGGTTGAAAAGCGCTATCTGGATGGCCAGGAGTGGTATGTGCACTCTTACGACTTCTCCAACGGAGAGTGCGTGCTCGTACGTGGAATTGAAAAGACGCTCGAAGACAATACCGTTGAGCAAGCCGACGACGAAGATAGCACCTACGACGAAGTCCAGAATCGCGCCATCAAGACACGCCGTGGTCAGGTTAAATTCCGGCGCGCCCTATTGACCGCGTATCGGACGCGATGTGCAGTCACCGGTTCACGGATTGAAGAACTGCTGGAAGCGGCGCATATCGTTCCACACTCGCGTCTGACGGACTACAACGTGCATAATGGACTTCTGCTCAGAGCAGACATTCATACACTGTTTGACCTCCATCTGTTGTCCATCGACTCACGAAGTATCGTCCATGTCGCGCCACAACTCCGAGGGACCGACTATGAGAAGTACGATGGAAAGTCACTTGCGGTTGTGCCGGAGCGCTTCAAAGATGCACCTGCTGCGGACGCGCTCGACAAGCATTACTCGATGTATTTGGAACGCCATCGGCGGCAAAGGCGATGACATAACAATCAAGAGTTCTACCGCGTGGCAAACCAACAAACATCCGCTAGCGGAAACTCTGCCGCATCTGCCCTAGGTATAGAGCGGATGCTTACCGAGGCACCCACGAAACGGGTACTGGATGTTCGGCTTGGCGAATCGTCTTGGCACAACGAACGCCCTACCGGCCAATGAATTTCGATTACTCACCGCACAGTCACGTTGTCAGGCTGCCCGCTCCTGAATGAAATGATATGGGCTCGTTTGTTCGACCGGCGCTAGATGCATTGCCACGTCCTTTGGCAGCTCGATGGCCGCCGGAGCGCCAACCCCAGCGGGCATCTCACTGCGATACGCCCTAGAACGGAAAATGGGATTTGCCGTAGAAGGATGCGACACATAAGGCCGAAATCGAAAGCGCACGCATCAGAACCAGGCGAATGTCTCTCGAGATCAATGCTCTACGCCTCTCCCTGTCGTCCGTAAACGAGCAGTAGGCACTCTCAAGGACATCGTAACGTTGTTGATTTTTGGCGACTTTACGCTCGGGCATGATCTCCCCTCAGTTCAGTAGAAGTCGCGTGCGTACTTAGTGACTCTTGCCGTTCGGAGCAACTCGTAGGCGGTACGACCCAAAGGGATCTTCCTGCCTCCGCAAAACATTGCGTCGAAATTCAGGCCTGAGTCTAGAAGGTTTTTCGTCCAAGCTGGTTCATTCGCTAGGCTAGCCTCAAAACCAATTGGTCGCCGGATGACCCTGCCGTCAACGACAGCATCTATTAGCGCCCACTTGCCGAGTGCCTCGAGTAACGCCAGAAGAGTGATGCCCAGAGGGAAGTAGACCATCGCCCAATCGTCATCGATCACCTCGATGTATGTTGTCGGAATGAGATTCGAACGTACACCTTCAGCCTTATTCATCCGAACTTCCAGACCGACTTGAAGAAGTCCCCTTACATTTCTCGGAAGCCTCAACGCAACGGCATAACGGGGACAAGCGGCAACCGTTCTATCGACCAGTATTTGCCGCGCAGCAATCTTCGCGACGAGTATCTCAGCAAGTTCCGGGGAATCACTCCGAAGTACGAAGGCCTCCTCTCCCGCAGTTGGCATCAGCTCAAGCTTCAAGGCAAGGCGGATATCGGTACCGCATGCCGGTCGCATGAGGATTGAGGGACCAACGTCCGTGCGCCCCACATCAAAGCACATACTGATTGAGTCCGAGGCGATTGCATCAACAAACGTGTTTGCCAATCGATGCTCTCCGATGTCATCGCCCAATTCGGCTTGCGCTTTACTCCATTCGAGCAACATTGGCACACCTTCCACGGAAAACAGCTTGCCCCCGTTGGCATCCGATGCCGAAATTTCTACTTCGAGGTTAGGTGCCTTCCGGTTCACCCCCCCGACCGTGGGGAGGCCAAAGAGCAAGTATGCGTCCCCCCTGTAAAAGTATGGAATGGGACGCTCGTTGAGTTCTTCACTGTACTCGCCCCGGTAAGGCATTGTCGCCAGGGCTTTCGTGAACCACCGCTCATGAGCGGCCATATGTTCGTCGAGAATTTCTTCCGGGAGAGCCAGATCGACATCCCACTCATCTTTGGGGGCAAAAAGATAAGTTCGTGCCGCATCCAGCCACGCGTCGGGGTTAGTCCAGACAATTTTGAACTTCCCAACCGGATAGGCTAATTCCGGGTGGTCCACTTCGGCGCCGAAGTCGAGATAATCTGGCAGGTAAGTTCGCGTAGCGACTACTCGGAATGCATTGCCGTTCACGTTCGCATTTGCATACATCACCGCGTAGGCATCGGGACCAAGATTCGCAGGCTCCCACGCAAGTGGGGGGAGTGACGGCGCGACATGCTCAAGCGTTGTCGGGGCACAATTCGCGAGGAACATTTTCCTCACAATGTCGTAAAGGCCGGCAAGATTGGTGTTAGGCATTATTTGCTGGGCAATGGACCGGGCAATGCCGTCCAAATTTGCAGACAAATAGTGCTCGGCCCTGTTGTCACCAGGTAGTGATGCCAACATTCTGATATGTGTTGTTGGACAAGCGAGTCGCGCGAGAAGGCTTTCCCAACTCTTACATTGGTACGGCCCCTCAGCCAGCACGGCACGCGCGACACGAAGACGCACGTTTAGATGCTTTTGAAGACGTCGAGCCTGCCGCTCTACCTTGTGCTTGGCGTCGAGAAAATGAAAATCGGATGTGTCCACGTTCCGTCACTCCTTAGAGTTCCGTCAGAGACGCCCACCCGAATTCTCTGACGCCCGGAGACCGGGTTCAGATATTTTGAAGATTGGATTTGGAACGATGCGAAAGCTTGACTGCGGCCGGAAAGCCCCAAGGGGTGGGCAGCGCGCCGACGTTCTGCGACGCAGAAGCGAATCTAACTCAAGAGCAAATCCAACGCAACTCCCGCAGCTACAGCACAACGCAAGAGATGAGATGCTGCTGTCGAGTCGGAGAGCACTTTGATATTATCGGAGTCGCCTCGTAGACAGAATTTCTGCCATGAATCATGGCACTTGACAACAATGTTAGGACCTATGCTGCATCGATATCAACCTGATTGGCGCCATGTGGAGCAGGAGCCAATACGCGTTGGAGTGTCTACGGGGCTCTCTATCTAAATGCTTCCGAAAAATACACTTGAGTGGTTCCAAGGCGCCAAATCGCGTGCAGAGCTCGCGATGCTTCTTGACATCAAGCACCAAGACCTGACGTACCTTCTCTACGTCAAGAAAGATCCTGAAAGGTATAACGTATTTTCGATTCCCAAGAGTAGCGGAGGCAGCCGGGATATTTGTGCTCCCACATCCGAGTTAAAGTCGTTACAACGCAAACTTGCTGCTGCGCTGGAACAATGTCTCGTGGATATTGCCGCGCTGACCAAGAGAACTAATAAAGCTTCTCATGGCTTCCGTCCGGGAAAAAGCATTCTCACGAATGCTGCTGCACACCGCAACAGGCGATACGTGTTCAATCTTGACCTCAAGGATTTCTTTCCGAGCATCTCGGGGCAGAGAATCCGAGGATTCCTCATCAACGATAGATATTTTGCGTTTGATGCGAAAGTAGCCACGACCATCGCCCATATAGCCTGCCGAGATGGGGTGCTTCCCCAAGGCAGCCCGTGCTCACCGGTCATATCCAACATGATTGCCGGAATCTTGGATGCGCACCTTTCCAAGCTAGCCCAGATGCACGGTTGCACTTACACGAGATACGCCGACGACCTCACGTTTTCTACGAACAAGGAAGTATTTCCCGCGGCGATTGCGTATCGTGATGACTCCAAAGAACACAGCTGGCACGTCGGAGCAGAACTCCAGCGACTGATTTTGCGAAGCGGCTTCTCAATCAACGAGAAGAAAACCCGAATGCAATATCGAGACTCCAGACAACAGGTCACGGGACTCGTCGTGAACAAGAAGGTAAACGTCAGCACCGAGTATAGGTATCTCGTGCGGGCTTACGTGGCGTCCCTTGTCAAGAACGGCAAATACACAGTCAAACGCCAAGTCCCTGACGTGCATGGCAAACTACAGACGTTCGAGGAAGAAGGAACGCCGGCGAAGCTTCATGGAATGTTGGGTTTTATCCATTCCGTTGACAGCGTTTTTCGTACAGATATCAAAAGGCATCCATACAACTATCCAGGGCAGCAAGCTAACGAAAAGAAGCCCACAGGCAATTTGGCCATCTATCGGCGTTTCCTCATATACACCCGCTTTTATGCGAACACCGTACCGCTGATAGTGTGTGAGGGAAAGACGGATGGTGTGTATATCAGCAATGCGGTACATCAAAGCAAAAATCTCTTCCCTAGCCTGGTAAAGAAAAATGTCGAAAAGGAAGACGTGCTGTCCTTTCAACTACTAAAGTACGCACGAAAACACAAGAAAAAGAAGATGGTGCATCTCCCCAACTACTCCACCATCACCATTTTGGGGGGCGGTAGCGGCGGCGGGGCAAATTTAGGAAACCTGATTCGTGCCTATCATGGCGAACTGGCGAAGTTCAAGTCACCTGGGGGCAAGCAACCGGTCATTTTCATTGTTGACAACGATAGTGGTGGCAAAACAGTCTTCAAGGTGGTCAAAGACACGTTGAAGTTAACAATTACTGGAGACGAGTCCTTCGTCCACCTGTTCGCCAACCTATACATCGTGCCGGTTCCTCTAGGCAACGCCAAAGAACGAAGCATCGAGGACCTCTTTTCACAAGTGGACATCGCGAAGGGCCTTAACGGGAAGCCCTTCGACTTCTCATCAGAGTCTAGTTCGACTACGTCGGTGGGCAAGGCTGATTTCGCTTACGAATTTGTCGCGAAGCAAGCCAAAGAGCTAGATTGGGCTGGCTTCCACCCTCTCCTAGCGAACATTGTGAGCGCAATGGACGACTATGCCGCGCGTCTAGCAGCTGCCGCGGCCTGAATCATCGACAGTTGACGACAGCAACCGAGATACGAGGCCACGTCAATTGGAGCCGCATAATCCGCGACTACGTCTGACCCTACGGCTCAATGCCGCATGAACTACGATTGCCTGCCCGATACGTAGCCGCAGCTCACGGGTTCCGCTTACTCGATTGTCTTTGTAGGTGGCTTAGTCTAGGCTCAAATCGTGTATTGGCCACCAAGGACACCACGATGTCGAAAGGTAAGAAGAAGTCGAGTCGAGAGGACGACGAATTCATGTCCATCGCGGACGCAGCGAAGATGCTGTTCGTCTCCCAGACGCACGTCGCCAAGCTCATCGACCAAGGCAAGCTCAAACTACACCATATAACTGGGAGCAACCGGCTTGTGAGAACCGACTCGGTGCTGGCATATCAAGCCGGCCAGCAAATCGGGATAGAGGCTTACCACTCTGCTGCGTCAGACGAAGAGTGAGCCGACGGGAAAGGGCCCCGGGTGATGCAGCTGTGGATTTTGGCAAATTTGGTGACATACATCACCACTCACTTGCCGTCCGTAGTAGTTTTACTTGCCGTTCATAGTAGCCCAGCTTGCCGTACGCAGTATTTCTGCGAAAACACTCCCGAAAATCCCCAGTAAAGTCGCGCAGATTTTGCCCCCGACACGCCTCCCTAATCTTTGTGATCTCGATAATCGGCCCCCTACCACTCCGGCGCGCAGCTGCCTCTCAAGGGGATAGGTGTGCCTCCCCTCGCAGGAGCGCATCTCCCGCTAACTGCTATGTGTAGTTGGCTTCGATTGACCGAGACCCAGAATCACCAACGTACGCGGTCGGTCACTGTACGGTACAGAACGCCCCTTCCGCACCTTCGCTTTGGCATGAGCCATCACTGATTCTGTCGCCGACAATTCCGTCCGTGATGGTGAGATAGTCCCCGTTCGAGGTGTCTCGCAACGACGATAGAGTGATGCCAAAACCAAACTTCAAAACAGCCTGCCCACCAAGGGACGTGACCTCCCGGATCTCCAAGCTGCCGTACCCAGCGTTGTAGATGAATGTGTCGGAACCGCCGCCACCGGACATGACAACCCAATAGTTACTCATGCTCTTTTCCTTGCGACTTAGACCCTAAGGGTAACGTTGATTGCTTCTGCCAGTTCGGCGTCTATAAGCCGCATCACCTCTGCGACGACACGCCAGCTTTTCGCACGAAAGTATTGGCCTTCGAGGTAGGTCGACTGGACAGCGACCACGCGAGCGGACGATTCAGGCGTCCAAATCCCGTCCGTCGACTCGTTGAATTCCCACACAGATGCCCCGCTGGCTCCCGGCAGTGGCGGTGTGGCAATGTCGCGCCACGTCCAACGTGGTGGCCGTCCGTCCATAGTCGCAGAAAATATCAATACCGAGATCAGCGGGCTGGTCAGCGTTAGCGGGGATGGTCGGGATTCGCTGGCTGTACGCACTGACGAAGCGGCCACGGACCTTCCCATTAGCTACCCACCCATCTTCAGGCGAATGGTCTGAGCGCGGGTAGCCAGCGAGAAGAAGCGCCCCGTCACGAAGGGTCGAAGTCGGCAACCCAACATTGTCGAGTGTGAGAAACCGCCAACCAGTCCTGAGTTTCCCTATGGTGGTCTGGTCCAAGAGTTCGACGACGGCTACGTCGTGATGATCCGGCACGCTTTTCGCGATCGTCGTGCTGCCAAACGTATGCAGGTTTCCGTCAATCGGATCGTCGGAAAAGGCGAGCTCTTGAAAATGCGCCTCTGCGAAGCCAGCGAAAATATGGAGCGCGGTGACGATGAAAAACCGGCCCGCTATTTCAAAGAGGGTTCCCGTCCCGACCAAAGCGACTCCCCGTCCATCCCAATTCAAAAACAACGGCACGGTTGAACGCATCGCGAACTTTTCGAACGCTACGGCCTCGGTCAGTCTTAGATTCATGATTCCTTCATTTCTCCTGCTGATTCGTTAACAAAGCTGCGCGCCGACATCGACACCGCGAACTCTTTTTCCTAGCCATATTTGGAGCTCTCCAAGGTCAGTGGCTCGCCGTCTGCAAACTTCGAGGTGCCGCGGATTCTTCTCTATGCCGGGGAAGTTTGCCAACTCGTGGAGCTCTTCGATTTTGATCCAGAGATCTACGAGTTGTTTGTACTGTTGCCGATCTCTCTCACTTCGAGCAACTCGGCCCAGACGTCACCACTGTAGATGCCGGCGACTTGATACAGAGCAGAGAATTTCCTGCCTCGCATCGCTTCGTACCCTTCACCTTCGATGAACCCGGCCAAAGCCCTGAGAGGGACGCGTAGCCGCGTATGCTTTCCTCCAGACGGAACAGCCAACCAGAACCCCTTCGCGACATCGCCTGGAGGACTATACGTAGCGCGATTCGTGGCGCGTCCGCTCCCCGAGTCTATTTCCACCGACAAGGTCGAATAGTCGACGCTATCTACCACAAAGATAATACGAGAAGTTTCAACTTCCGCCGCCAGTTGTCCCCCGACCGCGCCTTGCGGATGTTGAGCTCCGGTGCTGTCAATAAGTCCAATGACATAGCGTCCACAGTAAGGATCGTGGATCGAAAGCGCTTGTTGTTGATGGTCCACGAACGCGCGCAATTGAGCGTCCCCAATCCCTCGCCCATTGACGTAATTCAGCAGAGCCGTGTGAAGAGCCGTGGCATCATCGAAGTTGATGTTGACAAGCGGTCCAATGATTGGCGGAGCGCTATGCCGTGCTCGTTGAATTGTGATCGCATTCGGGTATGCCCCGAAGCACGAGCTCAAATGAACTACGGTCTGGTCCGGGATAGATTGAAACGCGTTAGCATGGCGCAAAAGGGAGATCGACACTTCGTCTCCATCGACTATCCGCCCGGGTATCTCGAGGTCGCCAGAAAGCTTGTGGCCGTGAGCGCTTATCACCAGGACTTTCGGCAAATCCTTGGCGACCTTAGACAACGCCGCACAAGCTTCCTCAACACACTTATCGAACTCCTCACCAAGACGATACATTCCCTTGAAAACACAAACATGCTCGGCGACATTTTTTTCATAGATTTCCGATTGACTGCCGTCTTTTTGGATGCAGCGCTGCTCAATGATTGCGTAGTACGTCATATTCTTTGACATCCCTGTTTCGCGCACGCCAGAATCGCCGCGTTGCTTATCTATCTACCAGGCTTACGCCACGATGCATCCTTGACTGCGGCCTCAGCGAGCCACAAAACGCGCTCAACTGCGCCTACCAATTGAGTCGGCTTCGGTGTCGCCAACTCATTGCGACCTCCCGGATACCAGCCACGGAATCGCCTCCTCATATCCAATAATCGTCGCGCTACTAAAATCGGCGTAGACGTCGGCGCCACCGGTAAGCAATATGATGTCTGGTCCGCTCCTTCGAAGCGAAGCATGGGAGCTTGCCCGAGTACTAGGCCTATCAGCTTGAGAACTAACCACTTCGCCTCGTACCGATTGCCCAACTTATCGGCTATCCTGCCTGGAATCATTGAACTTTTCCTAGTGAACATCTGATGCTACGAGAGCATCACGTCAGATGCCCCAACATCGGTGCTAGGTTCATAACGAGGAGGCAACCGGCCTCATTACGACGGGGAATTCTGTGCGATGGCTGGTTTGCCGGGGCAAGTAAGTTGAGCTCAGGCAGTCATCAAGGCCCTACAGGGTCGCCTGAACTGTTTGAACAAGGGCAAACTCGAACGGTGACAACTTGACTGTAGATAAGTCAAGTTGTCGCAATCGAGACAACGCATCATCGAGCGAATCGGGAACGCCGGTCGCTCTCCAGATTACCTCCCCGATTTGAACCGGTAGCCCATATTCATCGAGAGCGTTTACGACGGGGCTCCTCCCCAAGTTCTCTATGTGCGCGATGTAGGCATCATAGTTGCCTGGCGTCAGGTTGAAGCGGCGAAAGATATGTTGCTGAATTCGGTTTAGCGCAGAAAGCAGATTCGGCGCCCTGAACTCCGACCATTGGCGCTGGAAGTCTAGGGCCAAATCTATTGCATCCTCAATGTGGATGCCATCCGTGCGGAATACCGCGACAACGTCTTGAAATGATTTGGCGGCGAGTACTTTCCAAAGCAAGAACGCCAACTGAGCTCCACTACTCGCGCCACTCCGTCGGCGCCTGTCCGTAAAGTGCTCCCAAATGAGCTCGCAGGTCCATTTGAACTGTTCCCATTCCGGATACCCTCTCCAGCCAAGCATAGTGTGGGAAGTGGACAAATCTCGAACTATCGCTTGCGCAACAGCTAACTGAGCTTCTGGCGATATCCCGGCATTTTGCTTCAACAATTCGATGTCAAGGAGCGGGCTCTCTAAATATCGAGCAACGCGTTCGCGTGACGCTTCGGTGAGCTCGCTGGGCTCAATGTGGATGAGGAGTGCATCGCTCGCATCTTCCGTCTGCGTGATGATTGGAATGTCGACGAGCGGCAGCTCTTGCTGCGGTGGCTCGTGATACAAATAGACGTTTCCAATATAGTGCTGGAACATTCTCCCAGACCTGCCACGAATGTTCGCAAACGTGAAGTAGTCAAATTTCTTCGAGGCAATTTTGTTGTCAAGAATGATCACGTTCTTCGCGCGCGTGTTGACTCCTTCGATTAGCGTTGATGTGCAAACAAGGTATTTCAGCGTGCCTTGGTTGAATTCGCGAACGACCATTTGCGCCAGAGCTCGTGGCAATCGTCCGTGGTGAATCCCAATGCCCCGGTCGAGTGCTGTGGCGAACGACCATTCCGGGTGATAGTTACCTCTCACCCAGTCAGCTGCGTGGATTGCGCCGAATCCGTTATTTAGTGGTCCAAGCACCTGCGCAAGGCGAGCAGAAAATTGCTTGGCTCGTGCTGGCGATCGAACATAAATCAGCGTAGGTTCTCGGAGGGAAGCGCACAACTGCAATGCGTGCTCGACATCGTCATCAGCGTTTATGCGATGAACCTCGGACGCAACGGTGTTGAAATCGGTTCTTTCGAAGACGCAATCGAAGCGATTTTCGAACGCTAACGGTATGCCCTCGATGTTTGGTCCGAGCATATAGAACTGCTTAGCTTGTTGTGCCAACTTGTAAAACGCCAGATTCAGGGTTTGAGCACGCTCAACGTCCTGCTTCGGGTTCAGTTTGTAAAATTCATCAATGACGAAGAAGTCCACATTTTGGATGTTCTTATTCTCAAGCACGCGCTCTTGCGTATGGACAAAAATATTGCGAACACCCGGTGTCTGTGACGAGTGAGTAATGATTTTGTACAAATGTGAGAACCGAGCGAGCCTTCGGCGGACTTCGTCGAGAAGCGCAAGTGTGGGCACCACGATTACGATGTTTGTGTGCTTGTTCGACTCGACGATGGCATCAACGATAAGACTCTTTCCAAAGCTCGTTGGAGCGCTAAGCACAACGCTTCGGCCGGTCATAAGCGTATGGAACACCTTTGCCTGCATCCGGTGGAATACTGTTGTCCTTGCGTTGGCACCTGGGCGGTGAGCTTCATAAGCGAGTGTGTCACTCAGGCTAAGCTTCGCGGGTTCGAGATAAGGAAAGAGGCCCGCGTCACGAATGAACTCGATCAAAATGTCTTCGTAACCCACGAGGCGAGTACGGGCATCGAGCAGGCGTACCACCAGTTCTTGAGCCGTCGGTGCGGAAGACGTATCTCGGACACGATTTATGTAAGTGGCGATATCGCGTAGAAGGTCAAAGGTTCCGCCGGCGGAATTGTCGCCCAGCGACTGGATGCGTTTGCGAAGGCTCTCGACGGTCAGAGGCATTGTGCAGCCCCCAGTTTTCGGTGGAGCTCATCAACCAACAGGGCTTTTGCCCGAAGCGGGAAGAGGATTAGCCGGATAGTCACTGTCGTAAGGCGGTTCTTGCTGACAAAGCGGGAATAATGCTTCTCTAGTTCAATGAGCATTTCTGCTTTGTATTGTTCGCTTAGTGCGGCGTGCTTCGCTGTCGTCGAGCTTTCATATGTGAGAAGTACGGGGACGCAGACCGTCTCGAATACCGTGTCTAACGACGTGGTCTCCGCAGTCAGCGCTCTAAGGCGCTCCGCATGCGGCCATGTGTCGTCTATTTTTCGGTTGATGAGAAGAAACTCGTTGCGCAAGTACTCTCGAGAGAAGTGAACATCAAGCTCTTTACAAACGTCGTCGACTGCCTTGGAAATATCCGTATAGAACTTGACTTCGCCAAGCCACAACTGCAAGCCGGTTGCTGTGGGAACCACGTGTATGGCATCGAAGCCCTTCACGGTGTTATTTACGGAATCTTTGAAAAATATTTTCGATATCGCTGGCAGTGTGTTGAAGAGTTGCTTGAGTACGACGTGCAGAATCAGCTCTCCAAACTCCCCCCGACTCTTGAATTTCTCAGTCTGATACATCGTTTTTGCCGCCGAGGAAATCAGTTGCATCGCGTTGTCGACCGAAATGTCCCTGCATTCTGAGTGACGAAGACAAAAGTCCGGAAGAGAGCGGAATAACACGGTGGCAAGCTGTTGCACCCTCCACGAGCCCTGCTCATATCCTGCACAGATGCCAGTCAGTGCCGGCTTTCGGTCAATGTCATCAACAACAACGTTAAAAAAAGCCCCCGTCATTACGTGTCCGTCAAAGATATTGGCGCACTTTCTTGATTTGTGACTTCCGCTCGGTTGACCTCAGAGGCGGCGCGGTGCTCTTGGTCGAAATGCTATGCGTTGCTGATGTCCGCTGTCCACGCAAGTTCTTTATTGTGGTCGGAAAAGTGTGGCGAACGCTTCATCAGTTATGCAAAGTATATCGGCACTTTTCACAAATTCGATTCGGATATATAGTTATCCACAACGTTTGGTGCCAAATATGGCCTATATTTATCCACAATGACGCCCGAACAAGAGCTTGAATATCTGCGGCAGGCTGGCGAGAGCGATATACGTACATATCTAGCTTCTCGAATTCGCCGCGAGCGTCGAACGGCGAGGATGTCCCAAAAATCGTTCGCCGCATCCGCAGGGATAGCATTGAGGACCTACAAGCGCTTTGAGTCCCACGGAGATGGCTCACTTGAAACCTTCGTGCGAGCCCTGAAGGCGATTGGACAAGCGAGAAATCTCCTGCTCTTGTTCCCTCAACCGCTTCCAACGAAAAGACTGACGCTCGAGGAGCGGGTCCAGGCCTTGGCCTCCAAGCACGGGGGCGATACCGCCGCCCCCTCTCAGCAGCCGAAGAAATTCCGATAAACGGCTGCCAATACCGAATCGCGGCACCAGACAGGATGCCCCGGATTCGAAAATCACAGGGGGAGAGGTGGGGGGGTAGTGTTCTGTTCCCTCCAGACACTCATTTAGGCGAGAATGCTGGCCATGAAAATAGTGTTTGATGACCAAACAACGTCCTTCATTTCCCCCTGAGTTCAAACGCAATGCTGCCACACTGGTTCTTGAACAGAGCAATAGCCACATGGATGCATGCCGCTCCCTCGGCGTTGCCGAGTCGGTTCTGCGCCGATGGGTTGAGCAGCTTCAGCTTAAGTGACGAGGCGTTACCCTTCAGAGCGAAGCCCCCCAAGAGCAGCAGCGTATCCAAGAGCTGGGCGCGCATCGCTCGTCGAGGAAGATGGGAATTCAGATGCCGCTACGAAAACAATGCGATTGTCGAATTTTTTAAGCAAGGTGGTTCAGGCACCATACTATATGCTCGGCGACAATTACGACCCAACCACTTAATTTAGGTCAGTTGTCCGCACAGCTGGCAGCACGCCCACCTTGACCGCATGCCGATCACGAAATTGAATTTCGCCGCCGAATGCTTTCATTAATCTGTGGCTACTCCACACGGCCGCCACAGCGATCGCCAGCCCCGCGATAACATCCCAAATGTAATGCCCACCATGAGTCGGCGTAGACGCGATCATTACAATATTTAGCAAAATAAATATAGGGAAAACCCTTCTCACGTGACGTACAGCGTACGCGAACAACACGGCCAATACCGTGTGGAAGGATGGGAGCGAGACCAACCCCTGCATTGATTGAAGCGTAAGCTCGTGGAACCGACCGCTTCTGAATAACCAAAAGTCGGCTACCGTTGAAGCAGTCCCTAGGTCACGAATATTAAAATGGACGTATGCACTCTCAGCGGGGAAAGGCGTAGCAATGAATATTACAAATGCAGAAGCAACAATGAACTGAATAACGAATTCTGCGTAATAGCGAACGTTATTGGTGACGATAAGTATGAATGGGATCAACGCGAGCTGGAATATCCCCGACTGGTAAGCCATTGAGAATATTGCATCCAACCACGGTCGCGCCTTCACCCAGTAATAGGCAGCCGGCCAGTCGAACCCCAGACGCGAATCAGCGGCCACTAAGGTGGACGCAATTTCGGGAAACGAAAGAGTGACAGTGAGATATTGGAATATCAGGGCGAGGCTAGCGAAAACGGCCAGCGTAGCAATCCACATGATTCCCGCGGAAGCGCTGCGGTAGAGCACCGCTCGAGTCGTCCGCGCGCACCAAGGAGAATTCGCCGCGGCACGCAGCGCGGCAGCGATGCCCAGACTGATAAGACAACGCAGAGCTACCCACTCAAGGTAGCTGCCATCAATCTGCAATCCTATCTGATTTGACCAAGTCCAATCAGCAAGAGCCAAGGCAGTGTTTACGAGCCATGTGAAGGCGTAGATGCGGCCAGCTTTTTCCGACATTTCGACTCCCGTTTTCCCGAGACTTCGGCATGGAGAGCATATCGAATGCGACAATGGGGGTATTTTTCTGTCGGATGTTACTCGATTTTTTTGACAACGAGGTAGGGCATTGCACTCCGTCGCTCTGGAAACTCTCGCCTTCGCAACGAGGCATGCACGCGCCAATTTGATGGCGAGGGAATTTGTCTCATATCTCGCAGTGAGTACTGGACTCCGGCACCGCACCACCGGCGCCGTTGCGAGCGCCCTGATTAATGGACCAAGTCTTCGGCCGGTGCTCATCGTCGGTAATTTCACAGTGGGCATGCTTCGCTATTGATGTCCGCAAATTTCCAAAGTGGCGCATTTGGTCGAAACGCTGATGTGTATCGTCGCCGTTCGCGGCCGTTGCATGCCCATTGCGAATCAGACGTAGCCCGGCCAGCAGTAGCCGGCCTATTATCGACTCCTTGAGCCGCCCCACATACGTCCTCGCTCAATGGAAAGTTGCCTGCTCGGGAATGAAGTAGTTCAGTGCAGCGCCCACCAGCATTGCGATGACCGAGGCATTAATTCCCAATGCAAGCTCATGATCGCGGCTAACACGACCAAGCACCCCAGGGGCATACTCGGACGTTGGGACCTTCAAGCAGGTCTATGCGGCCTCGCGTGCTCGACCGGTCAAGTTTGCCGCAATGGATTCAGGATTCCATAAGCAGTGTCAACGCAATGCCTGGAAGCAACACCTGCTTTACCTCCTGGATCGGCCGATCCGAGGCTTGCACGGCAATCGCAGACCACCAAGCGACAGGAGCCGAGCCAACTTCGCGCGGAGCCCCCGGAATCCTCCACGAGAAACAGGCGTGAGCCATCGGCCAAACCATTTTCAATCGGTCGCGTGCAGGCAGGTGTGCCTGATGTTCAGGGGAAGCGGACGATCGTCCTTCGTTCGCGTCACCAACCGTCGTCGCCATGTGTTTGAACATTTGACCTAGACGTTCCCGTCGATACGCACGTCGAAACTCGACCAATCCCGGGTCCACACTAGAATCGGGAAACCGCGTAAGGGATTACATCGTTCCTCTGCCGTTAGATGATCCTCGCGAATGCGAGCGGCGATTTCGAAATGTGGGAGCAAGTAGCGTTGTCCGTCGTGCGAGTCAGGCTTCATGCTAATGTTCAAACTTAGCGAGTGCCACTTAAACTCTTGCCGACTCCAGGACTGACAATGGCTTCTTTGTTTTTCTCATACTGTCACGCTGATGAAGATCTTCGAGATCAACTCGAAGTACATCTGTCGATGTTGAAGCGCAATGGACTTATTGAAACTTGGCATGACCGGAGGATTGTTGCCGGAGACAACATCGACAACAGCATCTCTGAGCAGTTGGAAGGAGCCGACGTTATTCTGCTTCTGGTGAGTGCCGACTTTATCAACTCGGCATATTGCTACTCCAAGGAGATGAGCCGCGCGCTCGAGCGTAGCCGTAACGGGGAAGCCCGCACAATTGCCGTGATTCTGCGCCAGTGTGACTGGCAAACGGCCCCCTTTGCTGACATGCTAGCGCTACCTAAAGATGCACGACCGGTGACGTCGTGGCCAAACCGGGATGAGGCATTTACCGACATCGCAAAGGCAATCCGAAAAAGCCTTGAAAGCACTGGGCTCAAACGGTCAATGCACTCTAAGCCCTCCGCAGCAAACGAGGTCCGAATCCGTCCGGCGGAGACCACTCCGCGCTCCAGTAACTTGCGCGTACGGAAAGACTTTTCAGAACTGGAGAGGGATACCTACATCGCTGATGCGTTCAATTTTATGGCAGCCTTCTTTGAAGGCTCGCTATCAGCACTGCAGGAGCGTCATCCCGATTTCAAAGGCCGATTTGAGCGAATCGACTCACGCAGCTTCACTGCGAGCATATACAAGGAGGGAAAGTGCGTGACTCAGTGCGCCATTTCCCTAGGTGGATATGGCCGAGGGCATGCCGAAATTCGATACTCCAACAACATCTCGGCTTACTCGAATAGCTTCAATGAGGCACTCACGGTCGGGGCGGACAGCCAGAAGCTATTCCTCAAACCCATGATGAGCATGTCCGGCACCGCGGAAAGTCAGCTCTCCGAGTCTGGGGCAGCCGAGTATCTTTGGGCCACACTAATGGAGCGAATCCAATAGTGACGCACTTGGTCGCGGAAAGTCGATTGCAGTTTCAATGCTTTGACCCAGGAGGCTTCTCATGTCGGAAATCTCAAGCGCACTGCAAAGCGCGCGAATCGCCATAGAGCACCCGCAGTGCGGAGGTGGTTTTCAAACACAAGTGGCAACCAATTTTCGCCCGTTTGGAGACCCTCAGGCGCTTGCTATCTTGCTTGCAGTCCCTTCGGTTCCTGGCGCGACTGAAAATGAGAAGAAGGATGCTGCTTCGCTGCTAGAGCTATGGGAGCGCAAATGTGGCCATTGGCGAGGAGACCATCTGAATCGTGACAGCGTTGCCCCGACGCTACCTCATGCCTTGCAACATTGGCAGGAGTTCCTCAATGTCGCGCTTCGTAGTTGACGTGGCACCTTCGACGCAAACCGTTGTAAGCCGCGAGGCGGCAGCAAACCCGCCAAGCGTCAAAGTAGCGAACGCAAGCTAATGCCGGGATTGTGGCAAATCGCGCGAAGATGTCTACCAAAGGTTGGCCGGTCTAGAGTTTGCACGCGCCCCACCCGCTTTAAATGGTCACTTAGGCCAGTCCGCCCTACTTGAGCGCCTGCGAGCCAATCTGCCCCGGCGCGTACCCTTCAAGTCGAAATCCCACGCGATACCTTTCGTCCCTGGGGGAGCTTCTCACGACTACCGTGAGAGTCAATTCCTCGAGTCCCTGACGTAATGGTCATAAGTTCACTTGAGTAAATCCGTCACCATTGGGCCACCGAAGCGGGCCGCGGTAGTTTGCTGCACGGAGGATCATCCGCGTTACCAGCGCACGTGCAACGTACATGTATGGGGTGATGTCCTCATGTCTATCTCTGCCAATACCGCTGTGTACAACCTCATTTCGCGCGGGGATGATGCTTCCGAACACGTCCATGGGGAAGTCGTCTACGCGTACGTCATGTTCCATCAGGTAGATTTTGAGCTTGTCACCCAGCGCTTGGCGATTCAACTCTGGGAGTTTTCGGCACATCGAATCAACCAAACTGTCTGAAAGCCCCTCCTCGTTGATTACCGCGGCGAGCTTTCTTCTAAGTCGCGCAAACGCTGCCTTACCAAGCAAGACTCCCCCGCTAACGCGAGAAAGAATAGCCTCCAGAGCGGTCATGGCTCCGATGTGCCGCGCCTCGTCGTAGTGGCTGGGGGCGACCAACCACCGGATGGGCAAGTCATACGACTCAAACGCGCTGCGTTCATCGCGTGTCATTGCAAATGCATGTTCGAATATGCTGGGCAGCTGCACAAAACTGAATGGCGCTACGTGCGGCTGGGGCGAAGGGCCAAACGCGTCGACACTGAACACGTCGACATCAGGATACTGCTCAAGAATAACGCGAGGTTCAATGTATACATCTAGGGCAAGCGACATCACGCGCGCGACATGTCGAAGCGAATTTACAGCCCCATCGAACCACCCCTCGGACGGGACCTCCAATTTGCTAACAAGAACCACTTGACCGGCAGTCGGCGGATCATGCTTTTCCCCGAACTGGTGACCAAACATCCTTAACTTTTCATGCTCATTCTCAGTTCTGAGCGCGGTGAACGTCTTGAATCCGTTCGTATAGAAGGCCACCGCCGCTGGGCGCAACTCCGACCTTTCGCTCTTTCGCGTGATTCTCGCGGACATACAGCGCCCCGCCAATGTAAGCATCGGATTAGAACGAGCCCCGTCCGAACGCTTACCGGTCAAGTAGAAATCGGGGCTTGAAAACTCTCCGGTGTCGGATGTCCCCATAAGGTGCAGGTACAACGTCAGGTCATCCGCGCCAAAATTGTGCGCGACTAGTTCAAATGCAATACCCGGTTCTGAAATGGATTCAAACCTCAGGTGAAGCTCCCCAGCATTGTCAATCCGCACAAAGAACTCAATGCTCAGCTGCCTGCCTCGCTGGTCCGCAAGGGTGCCGACGAATTTGGTATCTGAGTAAATTTCTAGCGAAGACATAGTGCATCTCAATCCAAAATATTGAATCGTCGGGCTACTCACGAGTCTCGCCGATCTCTCCGCCTAAGTCGGGCAGCTTGAAATCGTGAACTGGTTGTACCTGGATCAACTTTCGAAGCCACCCTACAGCGCTGCTAGTCCAAAGCCAGCTCATCCACCTGAAAAAATGCCATTCCTCTCTAGCCACGCTTGATGGCCTTGGATGACATTTGTGAACATGAGCGGTCGTACCCGGTGGAGAGTCGCGAAACCAGACAAGCAACGCTCCTCCGGAGTGTTGCCGTCGAGAGCCTGGATCATTGCGTCGCCCAACGTCGCGCCCGGTCCAAAATGAATGGCCTTACCTGATGCCACTGTGCTTTGCATCAGGTCCCGCGCTCCTTGCACCATGCATTCATTCATAGTACTTCGCGCAAGTTGAGCATCCTCCTGCGACAGCTGCCAAGGGTTTCCTGGTAGCGTAAGTTGTTCCGCGAGAACAAATGCGATTTCCGTTTGGAGTGTTTGCCTCTCCAAGTCGAATCCATGGGTTTCCGTCAATACAGACTGAATACCAATGACTGTGAAAACTGCCGTACCCAGCGTCCAACGATAGTCACGCACCAAGTCTGGACCGATTATGATCGCTGACGCTACGAGTACGCCCGCTAGGAAAAGGCTAATCGCACCTAAATACTCATCGTGAGGAACAACGCGTACGGCGAAAACAAGACCAGTAAACACAGCGATAGCGGCAAGAAGTATCCTAAGCATAACTAAGAATCCGATTCCATAAATATTCTTATAGATTGGCCAACTCCGCGAGAACTTTAGGAACTGATTGCTTAAAAGGGCTGAACAGATCGTCCGCCCAAGTCTTTCACTGACGAGCGCTAAACCCCAAGGATTCCGCGGAGTCTCCCGACTCGCAAACACAGAAAACACCACATCATCCGCGACAAGCTGATTGCTAGCGAGTTGCACAATCGTAGCAACAGACAGCGGACATGGAGTGGTTTACGCAATCGCGAAGCACCCTCGACGCTGCCATGCAAACGTAATTCCGCCGCGGTGGGCAATCTACGCTCGTACTCCCGAAATGGAACGACGAGCCTGTAGTGACGGCTTCATGTTGGAAGCCCGTTGCTCCTGGCGGCGACCTATTGGCTTTCGACGGCCATTTTTGTCCGAACGCTATCGTACTTCCCGCTAACGATATAACAGGCAACGCCCGGTGCGTAAAGGTCAGCAAGGGCGATGAATTTCGGCCCGGCGACCGTTATCACTCCCACCTTAGGAAGTCGAATCTCAAAGATCGGCCCGCAGTTAGTTCCTGCACCAACCGAAGGAGACTGGCGTAGCTTGGTGGTTGCGTATTGCATAAGCGCCCTCCTCCGATTCGCATCCTGAGCTTCGTGTTCCTGTTGCCACCTTGCTGCTGAAGTTGGCGATGAAGCATACGCTCTGGTTGCCCGTCTGACCAACGGTTCAAGGTTCGAGATTTCCCGAATCTCGCCAAACTTGATGTTGTACTTCATTGCGAAGTTGGGAATCGCCCCACTCAAGCCTCGTGAGACCACCATGTTTTCCGCGATGGTCGCTGCGTCCTTCGACGCCCGGTTAGTCCCGGCCTGCTCTGCCTCGCTCTCGCTCACGTTCGCCAGGAATGGCGGCATCCCGGGAAAACGATCCGGGACGCCATAAACGCCGGCGCGAACAAGGTCTGCACACACCTTATTCAACGTGCAGGCAACCCATTGCGGGCCCGCATTCTCGTACGCATCCCGCTTCAGGTAGGTCTCCGTCAGCGTCTCCCCCGACCTGAGTTGGACCGTCACTGCCATGTACATGCGGTCGCTCGTCGGCGAAAACGCGTTAATCGACGAAATGTCCTTCGTATTGATAAGTCGATTCCGGAACTTGATCGCCAATACTTGGTTTTCAGTCAACCACACATGCCTCGGGGAAATTATTCCACTCTGATAGATGTAGGCCACTCTGTTATCCGGATACACACTCAGCGAATCAGCAAGCTCCTGCGTCGCTTTCTGGGGTTGCCCCTTCGATACCGTTGCGCAAGCTTGCAGTAGGAGCACTGTGGTAAGTGAGGCGGCTGTCAATCTCATCATCATTGTTTCCAGATCCTTGCGTTGGGTTGAGCGGCGCGCCCGCTGAAGTTCATCACACCTTGCAGCCAGGGAAAGGCATGTGAGAACACAGCAGCTCCAGAACGCGCGAATGCAGAGGGACGGCACGTGACCACGACGGCATCGAAGCTCTCAGGAAGAACAAGCATTTGAGTTTCGCCGAATTCTACGAATTACGTAGAGATTGAGCAAGGTAATTCTACGAGTATCGTAGGATGACTACCCAGCAACCCGCGACCATCTTCGGACGTCGGCTCAGAGAAGCTCGACGGCGAATGGATATTCCGCAAGATTTGCTCGGGGTTCGTATCGGGTTGGATGAGGGGACTGCCAGTGCCCGGATAAGCCGGTACGAAACGGGGGTTCACGAACCGCCATTTGGTATAGCAGTAAAACTGGCAGACGCACTAAATATCCCGACCGCGTATTTCTATTGTGAGGACGACGGCCTCGCTGAGATTGTTCTTCTCTGGGGTCGCTTACCCAAGGCCAAGCGACGGACAGTACGAGCGCTGATAGAAGCAGAGCAAGCCGACGACCATAGCGGCTGAGCATCTACCCCCCCTTCTGCAGGCTGTCCCACGAAGACACGTACAATTCCGCTTGAATCGTGGGCCCCATAGCAAAAAGCGACCGCCCTTACATCGGACTGTCGCTTTTGTTAGTTAAACCGATTGTTCCCTTTCGTCGTTACGCCAATTCCTCAAGATGCTCCAGGCGGGACGACGCGTTGGACTCCGCTCGCACGCAGGGGAATACCCCCCCATTGTTCACTGAGGACTGGAAACATTAACGAAGCATCTTTTAGCGTTCGTAGAACTTCCCATTCTCGGCGCACCGCGCCTGCTCATCCCAACGATCAAAATCCGCCACGAGCTTTCTGCACACCGTTCCACGGCGAAAGCGGCAGCCCTTGTCTACGCACATGAGCAGCTTCGTTGTTACGACCACCTGCGTGTGGCAGGACCTGCGCGACAGGAATCGCCGAACGCATGCCCCTCATTTAGCAAGGCGACAACTGTGGACGATACGATTCAGTCGCTCGTTTGGAGTTCTTCTACAGCATCGTGTCAATGTATTCTCGGGCTTCCGGCCTTGCCCGCTCCCCCTCCTGAGCAGGAGGTCGGATTTTCCGCTCCGTACGGCCTCATCGGAGTGCTTCCGGTCCGCGCGTTTGAGCCGGACCTTTTTTTTCCAGACGTAAGGCCTCAAGCTTAGTTCTCGATCGTCTAACTGGAATTGCAATTGACGTCTGTGCCCCTGGAGAGACGCCAACCATCCGTCGCCTTTTTTCGATTGCGTTTATGTTTTCCAAGTCACAGCTGAACTCGAAAGCAATCCCATTATAGAGGCACGGCTTGTCGTCATGCAGAGCGTGCGATTGCGCTGTAGACGTGCATCGTACTGTCGACTAACCGCTGAATCTCCGGCTCGAAATGAAAACTCTTTGAAGTATTTCGAGAGCCGTTCTCCCGTCTCGACACGCGGCCCGCCAATCGCATCACCTAGTAGACGAAGCACCTTTCGCGACTTAATAGGAATGAGATAAACGCTGAGGCTTCTGCTTCGATGGCAACGCGACTGCAATCAGCGCCCGACTATGTCGTAATCAATCGCTAGCCTGACCTCTCTAAGAAGCTCTCCGACGACAATTTGCAATGCCTCCTCTTTCGGCACACTCATTCTCCGACGTCCGAAAGGTACAACGAGTTCGACACCGTCCCGGGGCCAAACATCTATTGTGATGACCCACGCCGAACAATGAGCACCAATGGTGATTCTGATATCGCACCCCCGATGAACGTCGAACAGTGAAATCACGAGTACCTCACTCGCCGCCGACGGGCGTGACGTCCGCCAGAGTGCGGCACCTAATGTGTTGTGAAAACGCTTCCGACCGTCACCAGTACGCATATAGCGATAAAAAACTGCGAATAGCGTGTCCGGACATCGACGTTCCTGCTCGGCAGCGACTGGGACGTATAGATTGTAGCCTCCCCTGCATTGGCGTCTCGCCACTTAGGACCCAAGGACGGATAGTGCTATCCAGGCTAGTGGTTCGTATTGGTTCAAACGGCCTCCTGCCTCTCTCAGCGAACGTGCGACCCAAACAAAATGAGGATCGCCAGCACCGTAACCGACGTTGCGCCAGCGATGAGCGTTGTTCGCACGTTGTGATCCTCGTCGTCGCGCGAGCCGTGAGAGGGCATGAAGTAGCCAGCCGCACCGACTACGACACCGATTGGGACTAGAGCGCCTAGTATCGTTCTGACCGTCACCAACAT